CACATATCCTGGTTGTTGTTCATTAATATATTTTGGTATTTTGTTGTCTAAGAATCTGCTAGTGTGACCGACGATTTTATTCTTATAAGTGTAGGGAATTATTATTCTATTTGCGTAACGACCTTTTAGATTAGGTGTTATTAAGAACGGATACTCATTATAATTTATCCCCCTTGACTGCACATAATCAATGTACACTTTGTGTAATGGATTATTTTCATCAATTAATTCACCTTCAGGTAATTCGTGATCCTTGAATTTGATTTTTATTTTAGTTTTCTTTTGAATTACTATATCAAGTAAATCTTTTTGCTGTAAGCTTTCTAAACTCCACTTACCTATTTGTGTATCATCAATTCCACACCATAACAATAGTTGTTTTGTTTTATAGCTGATGCTTCTACCTAATACAAAGTTACATTTGTATCCACAGTTAAAACAATGCATAGACCAGTTAGTTTGTCCGTCAAACTTAATACCACCTCGCATTCTGCGATCAGGTTTGTGACCAAGATGACTACAACAGATAGCATTAAAGCTATGCCATCCACTAGTTGTTGTTTTTTTCTTGCCGGGAATTATAGATAAAATATCAAACATTAGTAATAGTATAACATACTACGACTGTAATATCAACAACTATGGTTGCTTATCTTACCAATATATTGGTTACTGCGCCGGAATTACTTTCAAATTGCATTCTGACGTACGGATGATATCCTTGAACCACATACCCTTTGGTATCAGCAACATTATCATATGTATCGGTTGTGATAGGATACCAATCTCCATCTACAATAGTAGAGCCTTCAATAGCAATATTTCCATAATAATCAATATATTGTGCTTGTAGAGTTAATATAGGATTATTATTAGTAGAAATAACACTAGTGTAATATATTAAGTTACTATCACTATTTCCATTAGGGGAAGTGTTTGGGAAACTTTGTCCTGTAGGTATACTAACAGAGGCAGAAGGAATAAAGCTAGGTAACACACTATTAACAATATTCAGATCACCACGTGCACCTGCATTTTGGTCAACAAATACAGGATAGTCAAACTCTCCTACTGGTATTTCTAGTGAATAATAACATTTTTGTGTATCAATATTTTCTATATCTGCTGGACCTATAATCAATGCGGCTATACCGGTTGCAGGTAATTGTAATGTTAATGCTTTTTGTAATAATACTGCTCCGCCGGTATAGTTAATAATCCTACATGTAATAGATTTACCAGTTATGTCTACCGGTTTTTGTTCCTGATTTAAGAACTGGAACTGTATTTGATTGTCTACACCTTTGTGTAGGGTCAGTGGTTTGGCATACTGAGGCATATAACTCCTTGGCGAATATCCTGATAATAATACAACAATCTGTCTTTGCGTATAAATGAAAACTTGGGTTGAGTACACAAATGTAATCTCCTATTGTGTATTTAGTCATCCATATATATTAATTTATTAATGGTTTGGGAAGGGTGATAAATATATCCGAGACTATAATTTTAATGATACAAAACGAGTTTTTTAAACGCCTAAGCGAAAATCACCCTTTCATAACCATTTGTTCCTACGCAAATCAGGATTATGTAGGAATTGTCCAGAACCGAGACGATATTGTCACCACTATATACGATTACGGTGCTATAATAGACAATGATGTTAAAGAGAAATTCCTAGAACTAGGAGATGTTTGGTGGTGGGAATCTAACAGATTAATACCTATTAATCTATTTTTAAAAGACGAATGGACTATATTCAAGCCCTATATAAGAACTTTTAACAACAAAAGTCTCACAATACTACATGGTCCTGTTTGTAGTATCATTGAATTAAACAAACGTAGAAGCAAACGCCGTAGCATTACACTAGTAAAACGATTACCCTAATAAGTTCATATGGACTACAACCAATTGTGAATAGGCTAGGCTATGACTTTTCTTAAACACATATCCATCAGTTCCCTTATCCCACACAGTTTTAGCAATCTCACTCCATCTTTCACCGATCAAATGCTTTTTACCAGGACGAATAACAGCTAAAAACATAGCTAATCTTGGGATACTATCTACTGGTTCTGGCATCTTTTGTAAATTGTAGAACTGATTATTCAAGTGAATCAACTTCTCTACAAATACAGGATCTTTTAATTTACTCCAATCAGGTTCATGCATTAACTCTATAAGATGTGCTTCATTACGTACCTGACTATAAACGTGTACATTCAATAAATCTAATTTAAAATAGCCACGCTTTTCTGCCGCTGTATAATCAATACTTGCTATATTGTTTACTGGATCATACGGTACATCTGTAATATATACACCCGTAGCATGATTACGTATAGGCTTAACATTACGCATTGCCGCTCTTGTGTGAGGAATTAACTTTAATAAATCATCTCTTGATCCGAAGTCAATGTCAATATCACTATCTATTCTCATCTTGCTGGTGCTACCAATTCTGCTTTAATTAACTTAGTATACGCTTTTTGCACTACAATAGCTTGTCTTTCGGCATCTTCTACTGCTTTGTGACTTGTGGTGTGACCACCGTCTTTAAGTTTTACACCCGTAATATCGTAAATAGTTCTAGTATCTCTAATAGTCCAGAAAGGCCAGGGAATAGGATTAGGCTTGTTGCTTGTTTGTCTAAATGCATTTTCCATTACAACTACGTCAAAGCTCGCACCATTGCTCCAAACAGCATCACGATTCCAACAGAACTTATAAAGGGTCTCCATGCACTCTTTAAATGGCACACGTCCCCCGTCTCCCATAGCTTCTTCAAGTGCTTCAGGGCTCTGCTCACTCCACCATCGTAATGTGTCCTCATTAATACTCCTATTATAAATCTCTGTTTGATCCTCAACTGTAGGTCGTAATTCTAATCGTTCAACTACACCTTGACCTTTAGGATCAAACCTTACTGCGCCAATAGTTAAGATAACACAATCAGGTGTTGTATCTAAACTTTCAATATCTATCATAATGTGATTTGCCATATTACGCCTGTAATGTTTTCCAAATATATTGTTTCTCTAAATAGTCCTGAAACTTTATTGCTTCAGATTCACTATTAAATACTACACCTTTGATATCATACATATCTTCTAGGTATCTAGCATAGTCCCCGTTAACATCTTGTGCCCAAGTAAGTGCTGTAATCCACATAACATCTATTTCTCCACCACTAAGTACGCCGGACATTATTGCTATACCAACTTCGTAACTACCGATATCGGCAAACAACACAGCTAATAGTCTTTTCTTTGTATCAAACTGCCGGATACTCTGCCATTTAGGCCATGATACTAGAAATTTATTGTTTTGTACAGTGGTTATGGGAAAGGGTGTATTGTTCATTGGAATTTTAATAAAAATATTAGGTACTTCTTTTCGTCAACAATCTCATAACCATCTGTTATGTTACCATTAACTATGTTCATTCTTATACCATATTGTCCTATAAGGTAATCTTCAAAATCGTATGCGTCAAATTCTTTGTTCTGTGCCATATATTCTTTACGTACAAGTTTCAATGCCGCCCAATAATCCCATCGTTTTTTACGTTGTTCTATTAATGGATCATCGTCATCGTAATCTTGTATTTTTGGAATTGATACCATCAACTCCACCTCAACGTAAACATAATGTAATCTTTCTCATATCTAAACTTAAAGCTAACTTTATTTGTATCAGTAACACACCATCTACTATGTCGTCTGTATTTGCCTACATTACTTACTAACCATTGTGTCATCTCATTGTATTTGTCAATGTGTTCTGCTCTAACTGAACATTCATACCATCCTGGCTTAGTATATGCCCAACCAAGTTTGTGGTCATAATGCTCATCTATTATTGCCATCTAAGTAGAAACCATTCTAAATCTTTTTTGTCACGGAACCAAAACTTAGAATTATTCATATACCATCTCATGTCAGGTGTCCATACTCCGTCGTGTGCTGTAGGACCAAATGTTTCTACCATCCATGCTTCCATTTCTTTCCATTTAACAATATTAATTGGTTGTACAGTCAAATACGGTTGACCATAAACCGTACCCTCGCTAAAGTCAAAAGAATTCCATCCTAATGCAGACATTAACACCATTGCGTCAATATCTTTAGCCATTTGATCGGCTACTTGATTAATAATTTCTTCTGTTATATTCATCCCCACCTCAACGTAAAATAGCTAGCATTACTATCATTGTAAAAAGTAAATCTTGCATGTCGTTTCACAATAGGATCATGGCTAAAATTGTCATACTTCTCTTGGTAGTAAGCATAGTCAAAATCAACACCCTGAATATAACCCATGTTTCGTAACTCATGTCCTATTTCCATAGTTCTCTTAGCAGTAATATATAGGATAACATCAGCCACATTATCCCCATCTTAACTCAAAATGGATAGCATCTTTCTCATCTACAAAATAAAAATCCATATAATTTTCTGTTGGATGTGTTGTATACTTATCACCTGGTAATCCAAAATGTTCTACCGCCCAAGCACAGGTTTCATTCCATGTAGGTATATCATGAAATGGTTGCCATGATATACGAACTCTAGTACCCGCCTGCATTTAGTAATTCCTTAACTTGTTTAACATTTGCTGGATCACGATTAAACTTTAATGCCCATTGCTCTGGATTAATATAGTCCATAATCATCTTCTGCTGGTCATCACGTAATGTACTTAAGAACTGTACACCACTAGAACTTTGATATAACATCCATGGACTAATTCGTCCTCTGGCTATCTCATAACATATATTGTTTGGATTACCGTAACGTAAATAATCTCTGCTTTGAATCTTCTCTGCTTCAGCTTTTTCTATTGCTGTTTCAATGCTACGATGTATCGCATCTAATGGATCTTCAGTACGCAAATATTCACATAAGAACTTTGTATAATTAGTATCTTGACGCCAGTTATCAATACGTATTGAATTCTTTAACAACCAATCACTAAATCTACTAACATTAATACACTTAATTTCTACACAATATAGACCAAACTTAATGAACGCAAGATAATAAGGATTCTTAATGAATTCTTCATATGTACGATTCTTTGTTCCTGCAGTGTTCTTTTTATAGAACTGTAACCAAGCTTGAAAACCCACACGATTACCTTGACGGTCACGCTCTAACCATCTACGTTTAGTTTCACATATGTGTTTAAGTACAGTACTCTCACGTTGAAAAGTAGCTTTACAAAACTCACACCCATACATTGATTTAGTTTCCTCGGTCTTTTTCATATTCTTTAATATCTTCTTCAGTCACCAATTGACTAAGAACTTCTATATCAGATTGTTTTAAGTTAGGGTATGTTTCTGCCAAATAACATTTACGCTTGTGTTCTTGTACAAATGCTTTAGCTATCTCATCAATATCATCACTATCTACCTTAGGATAAATCTTAGTGTAATATTCTTTAATCTCCTTGACTTTTGCAGGTTCTTTTAATGATGTTACTTTACTACCTAAATGAGGTATCCACTGATGGAATTGTTTACCTAATCCAGGACTACTAGCACATAACATATACCATTGCAATTTAGGATGCTTCTGTACATATTCGTTGAACAAATGTTTATTAGCGTGATAATCTACACTACGCAAATAATAGCCCTGAACATCCCCTGAACCTTTAATAGCACTCATCCAATGTGTCATCATATAGGGAACAAACTTCTTTTGTTGTTCTTCTGTTAACCTATCATAATAACCATAGTCTTTCTTGTCCATAGCTGTAAGTGCATCAAACAAGTCAAAGTCTTGTGATACGAATTTTTCATCAACAGGGGTACTCTTTTTAGTTGCCATTAGAATGCCTGACTATAATCTACAATCTCACAGTTACGACTAATCTCTTTTACAAAGTAAACACATCTTGGTTTAGGTCCATCATCTAATGGCACACATAAGAACTGTCCATTCTTTAATCTAGGAGCATACCAGGTTACATCATGGTATATATCTATAATCTCAATCGGCACAAAACTTGGACTGAATGAACTTAATGGATTAAATTCAAATGCATTGAAGCCTCTATCATTGATACTAGTTAAGGGTAATGTTTCTAAATCGCCGTGTTCTTGTTCACCAATTAGTATTTGCCAATCAACAGGCATTTTAATAGTACTGTTTCCTATCTTTAATACAAGTGCAGGACTGTTAAATGATTCCAAAAAGATTAATGGGATATAATGATAATCTACGTTTTGTGGATTACTGTTGTCTAGTATCGCAAAACGCAGGTCATCAATTTCTTCGGGAAGTGTTTCTAGGTTATAGAATTCGTTTTCTAGGGTTAATATTCGCATGTTGTTATTCTATCACATTCTTATCTATATGTCAATTTTTCTACGTCAAACGGGTAATTGGCCTCTTTATAAAAAGCCTTACGTTGAGTCAAATGCCGTTTAGCAAATTTACAACTACTGGTTATGTCGTAGATTTGTACATGGTCTTTATCTTCTGCTTTACGAATTCCTCTACCGATGCTTTGGATAACACGGACGAATGATTTTCCAGGTTCAATGAGAACCAGATTAAAAATCCTAGGTATGTTGATACCAACAGCAGCCACACCATATGTTGCCACAATAATTTTATTACTTGCGGTTGCAACTTCGTCATATTCTTCTTTCCTTTCATTCATATTAGTAGCACCACTAACAAACACGCTACCGGGTAATCTACTGACAATCTCTTTTCCTGCATTCACCCTATCAACAAGGATCAATGTATTACCTGTATCATTAATACCGCTAATTAAACTAGCTATCTTATCTAATCTTTCACTATCTTCTAGTAAATGTTTTAATTCGCTTTGATAGTTAGTAAACTCTTTACCATCTTGTAATTGCATAATGTTAACGTGACAACGTGCTAGTACACCCTGATCTTGTAATTCACTTGCACTTAGTTTACCAATCACATTACCCAAACTTACATAGATGCTTTGTGCTTCAAACTTAGCTTTAGGAATAGTTCCTGTTAATCCCCAACGAATGGGCACTTTGCTGAATACTCCTGTAAGCAATGTTTTTAATGCATCTGCTTTAGCCATGTGTACTTCATCAACCATTACACACACTACACCTTCAATAAAGTCTCCGATCTCAACTTCTGCCTTACCTGCTTTTGTTTTCTTAAGCATATTGTTAAGACTTTGCCAGGTACAGATAGTATGTGTCTTATTGTATTCTTTACGATCACCGAAGTATACACCCACATCTAAACCTAGATTGATATAATCTGCTTCTGTTTGTGTTACTAATGACTTATTCGGAACGATGACAATACTACGACCATACTTCTCAACGCTATTAGATAGTGCGGCTGTCATCAATGTTTTGCCTGCACCAGTTGCAATTTCTTGTAGTGATTGAGGGTTCTCTAAGAAGTTATTAACAAGTTCAATTTGATAATCACGTAGTTCAACTGGAGTACCTTCTTTAGGATGACCTTTAGGCCAGTTCTTATGTTTGAATGTAGCCTCGGACACTTTGTCAAATGTAAAGGTTGTTGTGTAATCTCTTAAATCATCTAGCTCAATATCATATCCCGCATTGTCTAGGTAAGGAAGTATTTCAGGAAGTAGATTGATGTAAGTACTACCCGCTAAACTGAAATAGCTAACCTTACCATTCCATCTACCTAGTCTTACTGCAGGTAGATAACGTGCTCCGGGTATTTCGTACTCAAACATTTTCATCAGTGCTTTGCGCTCTGATAGTTCAAGTCCCTCTATTTTTACATTCACCTCGTCTTTGACGATTATTTTACATTGTTTCATTCTTTTCCAAGTTAACTGGTTGACTATTTACCACGTTGATTACTTTTGCTGTGTTAGCATGATCCGTATCACTTATCAATTTAAATTTGATTAGAACCGGGAACTTATACTTACTCATATTATCATGTATCATCATTCTCCCAGAATCATTATAACGTATCCCGGAAAGTTCCAATGCTTGTTTTAACTCGGTTTTACACTTTATGTTCGTTGCTAATCCTATTCCGGATACTGAAACGTAATCACATTTAATATTCTTTAACCAAGGTACAATATCACATATGTTTGACAATTCTACTTTAGGATTATATGAACCGGCAAACCTTTCTTCATCAGTTAATAAGATACTTTCATCAACTTCTATTCCATATCTTACTAGTTCGGCTAACGTTGTTAATTCTGTGTTTAATTTAATATGTTGTATAGCGTTATCTAATGCAGAGTTGGTACATGCAATCATATAATTACCATTAACACAAACTAATGTAGGTGTCCAGTATTTTGCATCTTTGTAATACTCTTGTTGACTTAATATTTTTTTAACATTGTCGCTATATCTAATTTCATTAAAAAAGGTTCCAGTCATTCGTACTGCTAGTTTTAATGAAAAGGTGCTCAAATCAGCAATATAGTATTTATTGATATTATCCCATAAAAAACTAGATTGACTAAGTGACCTAAACGCCGTAATAAATGCTTTATTATAAGGTGTCTTTAGAATGATATTGTCATCTACAATACCAATATGAGCGGATGTATATTCATCAGTAGTTGTTACTATAAGTGTTTTCCAAGGAAGATTTAGTAATTCCTTAATAAACATTTGATTTTTTACAAATTGACGTTCATATTTTTCAATAAGTTTATCAACTAGTGTTGATTGATTGCTGGTGATACGACTTTTAGATACAATAATTTTTTCAAGGTTTTGAAGGAATCTGATATCATACCTACTTAATCTTAAGTTGGTAAACATATAATATATCAATTGTTCTTTATTATTCAATTCAATCATTCAAACATTGTACAACAAATAAAACAAAAAATCAATAAAAAAGGGGGAGACCGAAGTCTCCCAAAGTACTTAAAGAAAGGAACGAAAAACATTTATCGGAACGGACTTATTGACATTGCCGTTACGCACACTGCAGGGGTTATGCCGATTTCATGCAAGTTGTCTTAGCAAGATTCTGCCAATTGCTAGGACTGATCTTAACCAAGTCTGCAATCTTCAAACACATACGCAAGGACACTTCACGCAATTTAGTATGATTATCCCACATGAAGTTAATCACCGTTTGTGATTGTTCTTCAGTAAAATCATAATCTTTAAACAAGCCACCCTCAGCATCACGATGTACTTGCTTGATACGCAACATCTTGTCACGATCACCATCAATAGTCAGGTCCAGAAAGTGACAACGACTCTGCAATGCTTCTAAGTGATCCTGCAATTTCTTAGATTTGAGATTGCCGAATTTCAAGTTAGTGATAAAGATAGCACTACCATTGAAGTTGAAAGTATTTGGGATACCTTCTTCACGCAACAAACGACTGTCAGAGTTCCAGCAAATTCTACGTGTCTTGCCTGAATCAAGTGCGGCCTTGAGAATGTTCAAACTCAAGTCATCAGTAAAAACACTATCACAATCATCAAAAATTAACACATTCTTAGTGTCAGAATACTTGTACAATTGAGTATACAAACCCAATGCTGTCATAGCACCTTTGACAATTTGAAAACGAACTCGCTTGCCTGCAAGCTTGTCAAACATGCTTGCTTTCTCCATTTGTGTTTCAACACCATGAGATTTGCCGACACCGGGCGGGCCTGAAACAATCATGGCACGAATGTCACCATTGATACAAGCACGTGACATTTCATCAAGGACCTCAAAACGTGTAGCAATACGGTCCATTGCTTCTTGTTCTGATTCTTTCACAACTTCTTTCTTAAACTCTACTACAGCATTAGCCATAACTTTATCTCCATTTAAAAATTCAATATTATCAATCGCATCTACTAAGATTTTAATCTCAGCACTACGACCCGGGAACTGACCATCATTTTTAACAGTCACATAACTACCTTTTTTACTTGTCTGAAAACCCTTGACAAGTGTAAACACTTCACCTTTAACTGCTTCATTACGATAAGAACCTGACAAAATACGAACTGTAGACATAGCTTCTCCTGTGTGTTAATCAATCAATACAAGTATTATAGCACAAATGCCATTTATTGTCAAACAACGTGATAGATGACACCTTGATCGGTGTATACTTTAGTGATACCTTCAAGTGCCCAATCAGATTCAAGCAAAGCTAAATGTTTGCGGTCCTTGATAGTTGCTTTATGAACTTTCACTCGGATCCATTTCTTGCAATTTGTTATAGACACTTGTTCAGCGGCATATACCATTTCAAGTCCCAATTTCATACGTTCTGCACGTAATTTTTGACTAGCACTAAAACGACTTGCATTGACAGCACTTTTCAAACTTGCATCACGGGCCGCAAAGAAAGCGAATCGTCCAGCAGATTTGTGTTCTGTTTCATTTACAATCATATAAGCTCCTTTAATCAATCTATACAAGTATTATAGCACAATGCCCATTTATTGTCAAATTATGCTACCTTACGAAAATACATATAGGGCAAGCCCAATGTATAGCACAGATACTCATCATCACCTTGAGTGTCCTCAGCTTCGTGGATCCAGCGGATAGCTGTAGCACGGTCCTTAGCACCTGAAAATTTCAGGTCATCTACCCTTTTCTCAAAAGAGAAAATTGCATGTTGTTCTGCCTGAACACGGACCTTTTCTTCGGCTTCAATAGCTACACCGAGTCCTTCAAACTCAGCTTCAAAATCTTCAAGGGTCCAGTGTGAGGTGTCAACACCGCGAGGGCGAACGCCGTACGCATCCTTGTACATGTCCCAGTAAAGTTCCCGGGCTTGTTCTAACTGTGATAACTCATCCCAAGATTTAAATTCTGTAGTCATTTTCAAGTCCTCTTTATCAGTTTCAATACAAGTATTGTATCACGGATACCATTTATTGTCAAATTTTGGCTATCAAATTAGCATGAATTTCAGACATTTCCGACTGCTCTACATAGAAATCCGACCTAGGATCATAGTACCGGCCTTCTTTGTTGTCATAATACAACACTCTTCCGGAGAAATTGAACGGACCTTCTAGACCCTGACGAGGACCATACTTTGTACGCATTTCGTCCATCTGATACTTGTCAGCAACAACTTTGTAACCCATAAGACCCTTTCAACTGAATAAGACTCTATTGTATACTAAACACCATTTATTGTCAAATTTTATACACTATGGTATCATCACTACTTTTAGCGTTTTTTACTGTGTTCTGATTACTTTGTCGTTTACTACTTTGAACTGTCAATGTATCAACTTTGTTATAGCCAAACTCAGTATGATATTTTAATACGTCATCTGCCATGTCTCTATTACGAACCTTACCTACATTCCAACAACTTACACCATTGGGTCTCAAATGCTCTATACCCAACTTAATAATTTCACGTAAGAATACATCAGCCCAATCCTGATACGTAGGTGTCTTTGTTATTGATTGAGTTGGTTCATGTGTATATACTTCTAAATCAAAGTATGGTGGGCTAGTCAATACCAAATCACATTTAGGTAATTTATATTGTTTCATATTCAATGCATCATCACATATCAATGTAACTTTGTTTTGTATACCTAAAAAGTTTACAATACTCATTAAGTTATCGTATGTTTGTGTATTGGGTTCAAAAGCAATATAATGTGCTCCGTAACTTACTGCACCTAACATTCTTCCGCCCCAACCTGCACAAGGATCTAATACAACTTCCGGCTTATATTTAATACATGCTAGTTTCATCATTTGTGGACGATACATTGTATTTTTAGTAAGACTACAGCAAAAGTATATACCACGTTTCAATTCACTAAGATAAGGTGTGCTGTGACATTTACGATTCCATTTAAGAACTTTTTCTAAATTAGATTGAACCCACAAGCTTCTAAAACTTGTACCAGTACTGCTTTCAATGTCGTAAAAATTAGGACAATAGTGTTCACTTAATTTCATTCCTAAACGTGATGTGCTACTAATTGTTGTATCAGTAGTAGTCCACTTAGATAGTTGTTGCCAATCTTTTTTCAGTACATCATCTGAGTAATGAGGTAAGAAGTTATATTGTTCTAATTCTTTAGCCAGATTGGGTACGGCAGCGTCAAAGTCTGCATCTGATAAGTTACGTGTTGAGTAACGTACATTTAGAATGTCGGCTAATGTTACCATTGATCCAAGCTTCTAACCCACGGTAAATTAATAAACAATGGCCAGGCCTTTTTCTTAGGTTTACTATTGTACATCCAATCATCATTTTTACCGTTTGCACCTGATTGTTGTCTATTAAAAAAAAGATTTGACCCTAATAGATATGATTCTAAATCTTCTCTAGTAAACCATACTATATGTGAAGTATTTGGATTTGATCCCATAAGTATCGCTCTTTCCCAATCTTTGCCTATACTAAAATGATTAAAGATAAAACAATTAGGTTGTACTATGTCTTTATATCTATTTGCTAGACTGAATTTTACTTCAGTTTTAATATCAGTAACAATTCCATCATGACCGGAATTGGTTCTTGGTTTTATATCATAGCCCAAATCTAATAATATACTAAAAACTACTTCTTCCCCGTGTGCGCCCTTTTGTTTAGGATCAACATTTACGTAACCTTTGTGCGGCGTTTGTATCCAGGGATCGGCTTTTGGTGATAGTATATCCTGTGCTTTTTTATTGTTATAAATTATAGGATATACATATTTTTTATTATCTAAAATCATGTAAGACTCCAATTTAATAGTTGATAGTATTGTAACTCATCATACTTTTTAGGATAATATGTTCCCTCAATTCGCAAATGTTCATTTGTAAACATCTTATCCCAAATGTGTTTCAATGGGTTCCTTGGTTCAATAGCAATCATATGTGCATTGCCATTACTATTCTTTAACCAATATTCAAACTGTTTTGTACGTTTATTACTTTTATAAAAACTTGTCACTGGTGTCAATGTAGTGATTTGTTTAAGAGGAGGTGAGTCAAAAGTAGGTAATTCTAATTTAATTTCTCTTTTAAATGTGTCAAATTTAACGTCATATTCATAGAATTCAGGTAATCTAAAGACAATAGGCAACAGTTCTTCTGTAACTTTTTTATCATTACCATGAATGAATGTATTTAGGTCTTGTCTATATTTTGATAACTTAACGCTTTTAAGAGACCATAACATAATTTTTTTGCTAAAGTAATCTCTAATTTCATTGGCACGAACTCTATCAGGTTCTTCTACCCTTCTGAACAAGTTATCATCTAACAGGCTAGTAATACCTATGTGATGTGAACTCTTATCCTTAGTATCACGTAAACGTTTCCATGCAACACTTAGTGCTAATACATCTTCACTAGTTTCAATTACCTCATAACGTTTAACATAGTCACTTCTAGTAATGTTTTTAAACAGGTTATTAAGATAAGTATCATCTAATGAAATAGATGACTGGCCTAGTGTATTCATTGCACCGGTACCAGACAATGTTATTGTATTACTGCTATATGTATTATTAGTCAATTCGGATATCCTCCATGCCTGCTGTACGTAAACGCACAATATGTCCCATCTGCCATTGTTTAGCTTCAAGGCCCTTCATTATACCTAACCAACGATTTCGTAGTAATGCTACTTCATTGATAAGTGTTTCAAAGTCAACTACTTCATCTTCACCGTCAACATACTTTTCAGCATCACGGCTTGTCAATACTCTATTATACGCTTCTAAGTATTTTTGAAAATGTTTTCGGCGAATTTTCCGTAATTGAATATTAAGATAGTTCAATACTGCTTCTATCTCTTGTAGTTGATTAAATCTATGTTCTGTGATTCCGGGTAATGCGGCAATGTTCTTTTCAACATTACCGTATACCTTAACATCACTCTTTGCCGAAATTATTTCGTTATCATAATGACTAATAAAATCGGGTATCACAGCTAAATTAGTTGTGATCCTTGTATACCAATTTGACATTTAGTTCCAATCGTCTTGGTCGTCATCTTCTTCAAATTCTTCGTAATCATCTTCCGTATCATGCTGTTCAGCGTAACCTTTCAATGCCTTAAGCATTTCCTTGTCACCTTTAAACGCATCTTTGATATCGTCAGTTTCGTAGTTGTTGTCAATCAATAAATTGATTAATGTATCTGCGGCATCACTACGGTCATTGAAATCAATGTGTGTGCGTAGTGCATCCCAAACTTCAGCAACAAAATCTAAATTCATTCTGTACCCTCCTCCTCAGGTGTTACAGTACTTATCTTTGTTGTCGCTTTTTGACTATACTCTTCCATTACTTTATCCAAGCAACCGTCAGTATTTGCTTCCCATGCTTTACGAAACTTCTTAATGATTTCACCATCAAGTGTTGTATATACTAATGAATTACCTTCTTTCTTAACAAGTTCAGCTTTCTCAATCATATCTAATAATCCTGAGTAAGGGCTCATACCTGTTTCATAAGGAATCTTAACTTGCACAGATTCAAATGGTTTCGCATAGCGAGTTTTCATAATCTTACATGCCGCACGAATACCTCGTACATCACTAATCTTATTACCATCTTCATCTTCTTTAAGTTTTAGTTTCTTCATAGCAACAACAATACTTGAAGCATAAACGAAACCTTGACCGCCTGAGATTTTATCATCTGGATCAAACATATCTTGTGAAGCATATGTGTGATTAGTTGCAACTAAGCCAATGCCCAGTGAACCAAACATATTAACACAGTTACGAACAAGTGCTGTTAGTGCTTTAGGCTTACGACCCATGTCACCTTTCATATCACCTGCTTCAAACTGATTAACGTCAGTTGGTGTCAATAACATACCTAAACTGTCAATCACAAACAATACCTTAGGACGATCTGTTTCCGGTAGTGCTTTGTAATCTTTAACGAACATAGAAATAGTTTTTCCTACTTCGTCAATCATTGCCATGTTAAGTTTTAACAATTTACTGTCGTCTGTAGATACACCAAGTGCGTGTAGCCATGCTTCGTCAAGGGCATTCTCTGAGTCAACTAAGACTACAAAAATTCCTTGTTCTTGTGCGTGTCGGACGAGGTTTCCTGAGCAGATGAACGATTTCCCGGCGCCCGATTCTCCGGCAAAGACAGTAACTTTACCAAGAGGTACGCCTTTATTAAAATCTCCCGAAATCAAATAGTTTAGGGCATAGTTTCCTGTACTTATCCAATCAGTAGGATCATTAAATCCAATTGATAGACCTTCAATAGATTTTGTAATGTCCTTACGGAACTTACTAATGTCGAATGGTTTAGCCATTATATTCCTTTTGTTTATTTTACGTGTACATGTGTACTATACACGTTGATTGTTTGTTTGTCTAGTATATCTGGACATTTTTCTGCGATAGATTCTAATTCCCAATCATTTGGATAATGACGTAATGCACCTCTAGCCCTATCTCTAATGATACTAGGAACACGAGGTGTTTTACCTGGATCGCATAATTCTTCCAATAGTTTCTTACCTTGCTTAATGGCGCGGTATCTTTCGTCTGGTAATGTCATGGAGTTCTCCTTAGGTAGGGAGCAAATGCTCCCTATTACCTTTTAAGACTTGTTTTGTCTAGCACGAATCATTGCTAGAATGTCTTGTGCTTTGTCACTTGAAGGTTGTGCTGTAGGAACCTTAATAGATTCGGCTGCTGCCATTGCATCTTCTTCCCATGGTGCTGAAGTTTCTGCTACGGGGGCGGTTGCGGGTGTGCCAGTTTCAGTGGACACTGTTTGTTTTTCCGCGGTTGCTCCTGCAGGTGCCTCTAGTCCCCAAGGACGATAGTAACTACCCCAACGCTCTAAGTCATATGGTTGACCATCTACACTTGCGTCAAACATTTCTTTGATTACACGCAATTCTGCTTCGCCGGGACGCTTTGGCAAGAACTCTGCCAAATTATACAAGCCATGTGCTTCAATAGCGGCTTGCTCTGCTTCGGTCAATGCTGACTCTTTACGTGCCCAATTACTTGTTGAGTAATCAGCATAACCACCTTTACTTGTTTTCTTAATATTCAAATCAAGACCACGCATAAAGTCTGTTGGCAATTCTTCCATCTCAGGATCCATCAAACTTGCTTTAATGATTGTAAAGATTTGTGGACTAATAATGAATCTACGAATTGGATTAGCTGGTGTCTTGTCATCACCAATTGGATTCTGACGAACAAAACCTTGAAACAAATAACTGCGTTTCTTCCAGTATTTGTTTGCTAACTCTTTCAATGTTTCATCTTTATACCAAGGACGAACTTCAGTTAAGATTGGGCATTGTGCTTTTGGATCATACATCTCAACGCAAGGTACTTGTACTTCAATACGTTTGACATTAGGATCACCTTTAACTCCATTGAATGGAAGTTTAATAATCTGTCGTTCTACCCAGAAGTATGGGTTGTTGCTATCTGCATCAGGTAATAGACGCATTGTGGCTGTTGTGCCTTCGTCCATATTCCAGTGGGGGTAGATAGAGTTGTCTGATTGTTTCTGTGTTGAACCAGAAGTTGATTTGTTTTCTTGTGCCGCAATACGGGCACGAATTTCTGCTAATGATGCCATGATAAATTTCCTTATAAATTGAGATGGTCTCGTTTTTAATATTCGCCGCTTCCCTATGAAACGACTAACATAAGAGTTAGTATAGCATGTCTAACTCTCAATGTCGATAGTATTTATCCCTATTGTGGGTAAACACATTTTTTTGTATAGGTTTTTAACCCTTTTTAAATGTATGGTAGCCCGATAATTTTATCCAACATACGTTCATATGTTTTATCTAGGCTTTCATTAAACAATTCTTGTTGAACTGGCTGTTCCCATAATTTCATTTTAACATTATCTAACCAAAGTCTAACTTGTTCAGATGTTAATGGAGTCTTATCATTACCTAAATTATATAACAAAGGAACATATTGTTCTACTGTATCAGCTATTTGTTTATCGCTATAATCTTTTTCTGCTAAATCCTTAGCAAATCTTCCCTTAAACATAGCAAACAGTCCAGGCAAATGTTTAGTAATCCATTCATTGTAATTAGGATTACGATATTGTTTAGACGGTTTAATATCATAACCTTCATTTATACTTTCTTGTACATTAGCTGAACTGGGCATGTTCTGTTGTTTTTGATTATTCACAAGCCAAGATATATCTGCTACCTTTTTATCTGGTGCTGAATTTGAGCTAGTCATTTTTTCAATATTCTGATTAATAAAATCTAAACTTTGACTAATTTCAACCTTCATTTTACTAATATCTTCCGCATCTTGCATAATGCCGGCTCTTAACTCTCTTGATATCTCAAGTTCTTTATTCATGTCTGTACCAAACTTTTCAAGTTTATCAGAGGTAATTTTTTTATAATCACTGAAACTAGTCTTATATTCTTTAAATCTTAGTTCTTTAGCAGCCAATCTAGCTCTAGCATCTTTGAGACCTCTTGCAACTTCATTATAATTAACTGTTGCATCATTTTCAATATCTCTTACCATATCTTGTAACTTCTTAACATCTTCTTTATCAGTTGATTTATTTGTTTGCAACATTTTAACTTGAGAATTTAGTTCATTATATACTTTGGGATCCATTCCTGGTTTAGTTTTTAATGCTTCTAAATCTTTTTGAATTTTTTCTAATTCATCAGCACTAGCTTTTGCTTGTTGTTGTGTACCAGAACTACCGGTAGTTAACATACCACTAAGCTGTTTTAATCTAGCAACTTCTTTGTCAGTTTCAACAGATTGTTGTTCAAAATTTTGTAGTTCTTGACCCAAATCATTTACTACACTTCTTAGCCGTTCATTTTCACGTTTTTGAGTATCTATTAAACTATTTTGCTTTGAATCAGTTGTTTCCTGATTTTGCATTTCATCTGCAATTAATAATATCATTGCCTGTTCTGAGGAATAGCCAGGATATTTGTTTCTAGCTCTATATATTAAATCTTTGTCAACCGGCAAAGCCCTAACAGAACCATCATCAGTTCTTGGGTTTTCATTTAATAATGATGCTATTTTCATTTTCTAATTCCAGCAATATTTAATATTCTTGCTAAGTCATCTGAACCTTCAGCTACTGTTTCATTAGTTAACGGTGTATCTAATTTCTTAACAGGAGGTTTTGGAGTAGGATAATATGCAGATTTAGCACGTTTATCTGTACCCTTAATTTTAGGATTATCTACCCTAGGACTTACATGCTTCCATGGGTCAAGAGTATCTTTATCTTCGCCTTCACCAACTAGATCACCAATCGTTGCCGGCTTATTTGCTTTAGGACCTTTGTTACGCCATTGTCCTGCTTCACCCGTAGCATAGTCACCGGCGAACTCATCTTCAGATATAGGTTCTTCTTTATCGCTATAATTAGCACGGATATTTTGCATTTTCTTTTCACTAGCATGGTCTTGTCCAGCTTTACGTAATGCATCCATACCTTTTTTGCCATACTTCTTAATACCAAAAGATGCTTGTAATGCGCTTTCATCAACTTCATCTTCTTCAATAGTATTCATACGTTTCTTCAATGCAGACATACCAGCAGGACTAGTCATATTTTTCTCATCGGCTTTATCTAAATCTTGTTTAGTGACTTTCCAATCACCACCTTTTTCTTTACGATGAACTGCAGGCGTATTGATTTTCTGATCGGCTTGTTGTGCTGGATCTAACGCTTCTTCCATACTCATCAAATCTGATTCTTTCAAACCATTTTTTTGTAATATATTAGATAGTTGATATCTTATGCTTGTAACCATTTGCCTTGTGGGACTATCCATTTGTCCTTTAGATTGCAATTGTCCCAATTGGTCAATTAATTTTTTAAGTTCTTGTGAGTCATCATATGGAATTTTTAAGCTAGGTACTCGGTTGATATCGTAGCCAAACATTCTTGCTTCATCAACTGGCTTATCTTTTGGTTCAGGCTTCTTACCAGTTTGTGGAACACCTGCTGATTTTTGTAAATCTCTAATTAGGTCTTCTTCACTACCGCCACCTAATTTGTCAAATACTTTACTTCCAACTTTCTTAACGGTATCTAAGATGCCCTCATCTAACTCATCCTCTTCAGGTATTGCACCTGGATTACTTGACTGGGTATCTGATTCTTCTAAATCAAGTGAATCTAAATTGTCTTTATCAGTCTTTACATTATGATCCAATGTTTCTGCACCAGGGGCTTCAGTTAAACTATCAGCCCATTCGCTTAATTCATTAACTTCTTTCATCTCAGCTACTTTTTTATGTAACTTACTCAATATTGGCATTACACTTTCAATACGTGGATCTAATGTTTCTTGTACAAACAACTCATTTAAATTGTTTTCTTCTGCCTCATCTTCCATTAATGGAGGAATATATGATTCAAAGTACGCATTGTATCCACGTGCGCCACGCATCTTACTTAATGATTCTCTTAAACTTTGATAATGATTAATACCTTCATTAACTAATTGTTGTGCTGATTCGTTGAATTGATTATTACGTGTAGCACGAACAAATCCTGCCATCTTTTGATATTCTTCACATAAGCTACCAATATGATTCCAACGGTCATCATGCGGTAAACCACCTTCAGCTAAATGACGGGCATATATCTGAGCAATACCTGGCTTAGTTGTAGGAGCAAGAATTCTTTCACCCTGTGTATTCTCTAAGAAGATACGGTTTACATTACGATAACGTTGTTCACCTTCTTCAATTTGACGACTATGTTCAATAACAATCTTAACTGTTGGAATATTGTCGTTATAACTAGCTTTCTTACCCATTGGATAGTAGCCTTCTGATATTCTTTCTTGCTTTTTCATATGTTCCCTTTTTGCCATATCATATTTTAAATGGTCTCTGTTTTTAACTTCAAAACTCAATTGGTGTTGCTGTGAGAAACGTTTTAGATGATTCAATAGTTTATACCACGAATCATCACCGCCGTTATTTTCTTTTTCGCTGTTAGCAACATCATCACCAAAATAGATTACTAACTTGTGTAATCCATCAATAGATGCTGTTACTGTACCGTATTCTTCTCCGTCTTTAGTAAACTTAAACTGAAAGACTTCTGCTTCTTCTGGGACTGGAATTTCCTTACCCGAAGTATCCAATAGTGTAGGGGCATACCCTCTACTACGTAATAGCTCAAATAATGAGCGGTTGATTGATTCTTGATTTTTAGCCATATTGTATTTATCTTTTACCTCTTAGCTTATGACCGCAAAGAAGGGCAATGGAGCTATGTATTCATCATGGTCACGAATCTGTGTCTCTAAATTCACATGATAATCACTTAAATGCTGTAACATACGTGTAACTAACAAACTAGCCATAATCAAATCGTCTGTATCCCCGATTTTAGCGGCATAGCTTCCGCCGTGTGCGACAAACGCTTTTAGTTCACTTATAAGACTACGACTATTTACAGTCATTTTCTTGCTCTCAACCAATGTTTTAAACTTAGCACAACTTGCTAGTTTGCTTTTATTAGTTGTATTAAATCCTCTACGTCCTTTGCCTGCTTCGCTAATAAAGATACCCGGGATATTACTTTCCCCGTATTCGTTTAATGATATGATAGCGGCTTCCCCAATTCCATTACATTCAATAGAATAGTAGATGTTGTTTGGTTCGTTTGTACATTCTGCTATATATTTGCTTATCTGTGCTAATAGTTTAATCTGACTTGGGATATCCGTTTTATTATGTTTCCATTCACCTACTTGTGTAGTAGTATTTGCTTCAAAGATTTGTATGGCTGACGGGTCACCACCTGTACCTAAGCTTGGGTCTAATCCTACACAATAAATATTACCCTTCTTAGGCTTTTCATACCAACGTACTTGTCCTATACGACTTACAGGTTCTATACCTTCCATGGCTATCAATGTATTTGGATTAATCAATGTCTCATCAGCAATAATGAACTCGCACCCAATTTCTCGGTTAAAACGATCATCGCCGAGCTGTGCTTTTATTTCATCAGCCCACTTTTGATCTCGTCCTGGTTGTTCACTCCAATGCGCTCTATATGCTCTGAAGCCGTTAACACCTATTTCTGTTGTGTTACCAAAATCATCTTCGGTCTTGTTAGCACCCTTCCAAATATAAGCAAATTGATCCTCGTCACTGTTTGGTGTGCTTGTGATAATAGCTTTACCACCTGTTGACAATGTTGGTGTTATAGCTGTCCAGAATTCTTTAGCAATACTTGGTCTAACGAATGCAAACTCGTCCAAATATAATAGTGTAATAGACATACCACGACCTGTATTTTCAGTAGTTGTTGCACTTACAATACGACTACCATTCTCAAAGTCTAATGATCCTTTGTTGTATGTTGTTACACCAGCTTTAATATGATCGGGGCAGTTTTCATATGCATAACGAATACGTTGCATAATCTCCTGAGCACCTGTATATTTGTGTGCCGCAACCAAGATAGTACTGTCTGGTACAAACATGGCGTACCAGAGTAAGTATCCTGCGGCTGAAGTTGACTTACCAGATTGACGAGGCATCAAGCTGATACTATAACGATAGTTGTGATATGTTTCAATCAATCGTTTTTGATAGGGCCAAGGATGATAAACCATACTACCTTTAGTAGGGTGTTGTATCATAAAGAAGTTATCCATAAAATATAGATAACCTGTATCTGGGTCACAGCATTTAATAAAATCCTGTAGTTCTTTATCAGTTTTAAAAACTGTTTTAGTATAGGGATTCTTTACTAGTGAAGGTGTATTACTCATAATAAGTATTTATATGAGCAATTTAATAATGGTATTAAAAAAGCACTCCTAAGAGTGCTTGATGTTATTTGATATCTAATGGTCTAGCTTTAGTAGCAACAACACAATAGTATTTTTCTTTCATTGCTAATGGCTTATCCGGATCTTCTGAATTAGGAGAACTTAACTCAAATTCAAAGTTATCAAACTTGTTAACTGCAAAACCAGTACGATCTAATAATGCAGCCAATTGTTGTTCACCTAAAATACTATAATGGTTTAGATTCCATTCGTGTTTACGCTGAGTATCGGGTGCAGGAACTTCAATATACAATTTACCACCTTGTTTCAATACACGATTATATTCCATCAAACTAAAGATAGGATATGGACTATGTTCCAATGCATGACGTAAAAAGATAAAATCAACACTTTCATCAAAATAACCTTCTTTTTGTGGTAAGAAACTCAAGTCATATGTTTTAATAGTATGACCCTTAGCCTCACAAATTTTTATGTCGCCCGGGCTTAGTGTTACACCGATAACATCAGTATATTCCCGTTCTTTCATCTCATCTAAGAAATAACCAGGACCGCAACCCAAGTCTAAGATTTTAGCATCCTTTGGAATATTTAGTGGGTCAATATATTGATTTACTACTTGAGAAGTAAGTTGTTTATGAAACTGACTATCACCTTCTTCATATATATGGGCTGTATAAAGCCATTCGTTGTAAAATTTTAATTTGAGTAAATCTAGCGTGTTATTGATATCAATCATTCTGAATCCTGTAATTTGATATAATTACTTATTCACAAAATGAGTGGTCAAATTATTTTCTTTTATAGCCTTTAAAAGGTTTAACAGTGCTTTGAGTGTTTGTGCCATCTAATTCTTTACTTTTCAAATCACCTTTATTTAAATCGTGATAATCAGATCCTGCAGCCTTGTATGCCATCAGTAACATATCTTGTTCTTGCTGAGTATAAGGTACTGCAATATTATATCTTCCAGCCCAACTTTCACCGTCCATATTTGGTACAAAAGTTCCATCGGTTGCGGCCGCTGCCATCATAATTCTATTCAATTCATATATCCGATCAGCCGCGTTGTTATCACGAAATTTATGTAACCCTTTTGTGGCCATTTGTTTTCTATTTCCTATTTTTCCGATTTTAGATTCGGATACAAATTCATTTGCTCTCATTTTCTTTTGTATCCTTTGAATCCTTTAATCGGTGACTGAGTTAATGTATCGTCCATCTCATCACTTTTAGGAGTACTTACCATTTTTTTACCAGATTTTCCAACTTTCTTTAATGCTTGGTCAATAGTTTTACCAAGTTCTGTATCAAACTCAGATGACACAACCTGATGTTCTCCCCAACTACTTTCTGCTCTAAACTCCGGCTCAAATCCATTCTTTACATTATCGTTGCCACCTTCGCCCCTGACTGCGGCAATCGCTACACCAAAACGATATAAATCATAGAAGTCATTGTTCTTTAACTCTGGAATAACATACGTGTTAGGTAGGGACATAGTTGCTAAATCTAAACCATCGTGTACTTTACTCAATGTTGTTTCAGTAATAAATTCTTTTGCTCTCATTAAGATTCCGTTGTTAATATTACGCCGTCTTCGGTACCCATTAGATATCCATTAGCATACCCATCTAATGCAATATCTACACCAACTGTAACAACTGCTTCTGGATATGTTATTACTGCTGATATAAAATGTTCTAAATATGCATTAACTAATGGATTAATCATAACTCTAACATTACTACCAGATACATCCATATCATATCTACAAATAGCATTACCTTCAAATAACGTAGAATGTCCGCTAAATCTTACTCCAGCAAGATTATTAGTGATACTTGCGGTTAATGTAATATCCTGCATGTCAGGAGTTCCTTCATCACTTGAACGGATTTGAAATTCACCTTGATAAAAACGTGCTATAGGTACTTCAAATATAACTTGATTTGCGGAAAGACCTGTTGTATATGCAGTTGATGTTGTTGTACTAGTTAAAAATAAATTACTAAAATTATTATTAATCTTATAGAAAGCGGTTCTTAACGGATCACCGTTACCATCATTAGGTGTCTCTCCAATATTAATATATTCTTGATTGCCATATGGACCAAATGTTAATATATTATTTGACGATTCTACAGTAGTTAAGGCTAAAGCTGTACTAGTGGAAACTGTTGGTTTTGTAACTCTTTGTTTTTGTCTGATAAGTACAGGATTATTAGCTCTGCTGTCAAATTTATTAGTAATATACACATTACCAATATTAAGATTATTGGTATTGCCTGTTGGTGTGGATTGGTTTGTAGAATTAATTACTTCTACTAGAGTAGAACTAGCAGAATTACTTGTAGGAAAAGAAAACAAATTATTAGCTACATTAGCAAAAGCCGTACTTAATGGATCTGCATTACCACTAGTGGGCATACTGTTTGCATTAGTAAATTCTTGTGACATGTAAAATCCTAAACCTATATAGTATTTATCAAAAGCCGAACCAATTCTTCTTTGGCGCTTCAATAACTATAGGGGTTTTACTACGCTGGATTTCTTGTAAGGCACGTATTGCTTCCATTTTTACTTGATTGTCAGAACTTTTTGTCATATCAATCAATACACTTATTCGTGCCGCTTCACTCATTGTGGCATCTCTACTTATGGATTTCTGTGCTTCTAAGTATAGCTCAAAATCATTGTTGGTGGCACAGCCGGCTAACAATACACACAATAATATCAAATACTTCATAATATGCTATTATTTTACGTTATCAAATATCTTTTTCTGTTCATTATACCAATCTTGCCATCCGTCAACCTTAGTTGAACATTCATGGTATAGTGAGTAGTTATGTATAATAACCTTAAGCATTTCAGTTATAGCAACCTTATCACCCTCAATCTTTTTAAGACTTTCGCATTTCTTCATTAATTCAGGTGTAGCGTTTGGGAACTTTTGTTTAACTGGAACAGTTGTTGAGCATCCAGCTAATAATAGAAGTATTAATAGATATTTCATTTTGTAGCCGCCTTATTCAACTCAGTAGCTTGATTATGTAGGTCTATGATTTCTTTAGGGACAGGACAGTTTTCAATATACTTGATAACTTCTTCTTTTTTGATTACTTCTTTATCAACGTATTTGATAATGTCTTTACCTTTTTCACGTATAACTTTAGTCTTTTCTACAATCTTTTCTTGGATCTCAATGTTCTTGTTTGCAGATTGTGCTTCAGCTTGAGCCATTTTAGCTTCCATCTCTTTGACCTTAAGTTCCCATTCTTTATAATCAGCTAGGCCTCCCTCAAGATATACGCCAAACACAAGCACAATGATGCTACAAATTTGTATAGCAAATTGATATGTTTTAACAAAAGGAATGAATCCTAGGACGAATCCTGCGAGGGTGCCCAAAATACCTAATCCAAAGATTACATGTATTGCGGCGTCGGGTAGTATTGATAGTATCCACATAGTATGCGTATTTATGCCAGGGGATACTTACTTTCAGGAAGTATTTTAGTTGCTACCATATCAGTTCCGCAAAAACATTGTTCAATTTTACAGGGTACGTAATTATCAGTAAATGATATATTATCATATAGACTACGTGTTTCACCCTGTTCGCATACTCCTCTATATATAACATCATGGTCAATTCTCATAGTAGATGATCCTATATTACAATCCCAACCCATAAAGTTGTTTTTTTGTTGTTTCATTAATACTTGGGGATTAATATTATAAGAAAGGTTGTTGTTATATGTTATTTTTAAAGTATGATTTATTTTATATTTAGGATCTAATAAAGATTTTACTTTAGTATTTTTATGTTTTCCGGGTAACCAGTTTTCAGTCTTTAATTTAGTTATTTCTTCAGTTGTATATTTTGAATATATATCTGGATTTCCCATCATTGCTTTAACTGTTATAGTTGCTCCGGTGTTTTTAATTAAATATTCCTGTGCTTCAAATGCCTTATCTAAAGTAGTATACACATGAGTAATCAAGCATATTACATCTGTAGCCTCATTATGAAATAAATTTGCAACTTCTGTAATATGGTGATAATCATTTGTTTGCTCACTATGGTATGTTAAAAACAAATTATCCATTAATTTTGATTCTTGTAACTCTTTCCACCACCTGATAGTTCTTGCGCCATTTGATATCATACTTATCATTGCCCCTTTAGACTTCATATATGCTAATAAAGGAATAAGATCGGGATATAGTGTGGGTTCACCGCCGGTAATTTGAATCCAAAAAGGCATATCACCGCATGCCGCAACTAATTTATCAGTATATTCTTTGTATTTGTCTAAAGTAAACCATCGTTGACTTCCGTCTTTGTGTCTGCTACCGCAAAAACTACAATCATGGTTACATACGTTATGTATCTTCCATTCAATGAAGTTATAGTCTGCTTGTGTTGCTTTTTCTACTTTAATTGGGAATATCTTCATCAGTTATTTATAGAAATTAATAACCTTACTTGCGATATATTCTACTTCTTGGTCAGTTAATTCCGGATACATAGGAAGACTTAATACTCCCCTAGATAATAATACGCTATTACTTAATAGATCGGGTTTAGCTAATTCTTTGCCAATTGGTAAATCACCCAACACATATTCATAATGAACTTTACTATCAATTCCATCAGTCAATAAATGCGTATGTAAACTATTACGATCGGCTAAATACATTACAAATTTTTGATGAGCATGAGGATCTTTTGTATCCGACAAACAATTTATAGGCAAGTCTTTAAATTTATCACACCAATATTTTGCTATATTACTTCTACGTTTTTGCCACTCATATATATATTTTGTTCTAACTAATATTTGAGCACAATCTTGTTCGCTCATCTTGCTATTAGTCCCGGCATTGTAAAAATAAGGCTTGTTATTATCTCTGTAACTTGAAGCATATAGATATAACTTTTCATCGTTTGTGACAATTGCACCACCATTACCTGAACTAGGTAAATTCTTTGTAGGGTCAAAACTGATTGACATACCACTACCCACATCACCTTCACATGCTAACCAATGTTGTGCTCCATCAACTATTACTCCATATGCATTTGGATAATTAGCATTAGGCCAGGGCTTGCGACCCGCAAATCCCATCACACAATCATATATTCCACCTCTACCTGTCTCATGTTGGATAACACCATTCTTATCAGTATCAGCTAATTCAATGTCCCAGCCAGCTGTTATAAACGCATTTAGTGTGGCTGGGTAGGTTAAATTAGGAATACGAATTTTGGGGTTGCCCTCCATAGTTTCACTGTGTGAAATCTTTTTCCAACGGGCTATAATCTCTAATGCTTGTGTACCTGAATGTACAGTTATAGCATACTTTGTACTAGTACGATGTTTTAGCCATTCTTCAAACGATCGGGTGTAATGACCACCAACTAGTTTACCGTCTTTGAGGGCACGGTGAGTTGCATCAAGCAACTCTTCACCGATGTTCTTATACTGTCTTGCTAGACCAAAATGCGGAATTACTAAGCCACTCATAATATTTTTGAAATCCTTCTTCTACATCTATCTTAGGATCATAACCAAAGTCTCTACGAGCGGCATCAATGTTCAATGCACCACGACTTGGGAAATCAGCATCTTTATCTTTAACTATCAATGTTCCACCACCTGCTAACTTCAATGCTAGTTGTGCGGCTTCTAACAATGTACGACTGTGACTCTTGGTGATATTATATGTTTTGTTATTGGTGTTATTACTTAATGCGGCCGCAACAATACCATCTGCGGCATCTTCTACATATGTAAAGTCTAATGTTTCATTTGCACCATTAACATTCAATATGCCGCCTCGCATTGCGGTAAGCATAAACTTAGCAATAACACGATCCTCAACATCTAGTTCACCATACACCGCACTTGGACGAATGATTGTATGACTAAAACATCCACGACGGCTATAATCTTCTACTAATCTTTCTCCGGCTAGTTTCATAATGCCATACTGACCTTGCGGCTTACAGTTATAATCTTCTGTTACGTCATCTGTAAAGTCACCGTATACCATTGAACTACTGATATAAACAAATTTCTTTATTCCATGCTTCTTACTAACTTCACACAAATTTAATAGACCTTCCATCATTGTTTTTGCTCCCATAGTTGGATTAGCATTAACAACTTTTTGTCTTGGAAAACTAGCCATATGAATCACAATATCAAACTTGTATCGTTCAAATAACCAATCAATACTTTCGCTAGAAATGTCAATAGCATGGATACTGCCGGGTTGTATTTTCTTCAACCGTTCTGTCATTAGATAGTCAATCTCATCTTGTGGAATGATACCGTAGTTAGTTCGTATATCGGTAATAGCAACACGGTGTCCCATATGTTGCAATCTATCTACTACATTATGTCCGATAAGTCCTAATCCACCTGTAACTAGTATATTACTCATATTTTAATTTCCAAAATGTTAATTGTTTGTGTGTTAGATATGCTCTAATATGATATACATAACTATAATCGTATAGGTCATTGTTACGATGCCAACTAGGTGGAGGATTAGAGTTTTCCATTATCCATTTACCAGCTTCTGTTTGTTGCCACTCATATATAGGTTGTGCTACAAACAAATCAGGATCTTCAACATCACCCATTCTAATAGTATGTACTACATGAGTGATAGATACAGTCTCTTCTCCGGTATCAGATATTTGTACCTGATATTTGGGTCTAGTAAATTCGTCTTTAGACTGCCATTGGTGCTTTGATAGGGCCATCACTTTTATAGTTCTCCAAATATATATCTGCCATTGATATTTCAAAGATGTTTGTTTTTGAGGCATTTAACATCAATGTCGGTAACGGGTACGGTTCACGTGTTAGTTGTTCTTTGACTTGTTCAATGTGGTCTTTGTAAATATGTGTATCACCTGTACTGATTACAAGTTCTCCTACTTTCAGATTACAGTGATGTGCCAATAGATGTGTAAGTAGTGCATAAGAAGCAATGTTAAAAGGTAGACCCAAGAAAACATCAACACTACGCTGATACATATGACAAGATAGTTCTTTATTTTTGTTGACATAGAATTGACTCATAACGTGACAAGGGGGCAATGCCATTTCTTCTAACTCGCTCACGTTCCAAGCACTAAGAATGTGCCTGCGCCCATTAGGATCTTCAATTAATCCTTTAATGAGATTTGCCAATTGGTCAACTTCCGTGCGGTCAACGGCAAGGCGGTTACCACCTTTGTGCGCCGGGCCCATGTCTTTTTCAACCGTGTCTTTGTTCCAATGCCGCCATTGTACCCCATATACACGTCCGAGATCACCTTCAAATTTCGCTTTAGGCTTCCAATACGATGCTTCTGCATTCGGCGTCCAGATAGTAACCTTTCCTTCACTTGTACCGTGGGTAAGTTCTGCCAATCTACGCTCATCACTACTTCCTTCAATAAACCAAAGAAGCTCACCGACGCAAGCTTTCCAAGCAAGTTTCTTAGTAGTGACTGCGGGAAAGCCCCGACGCAAATCAAAGCGAATATGACGTCCAAAAACACTATAGGTGCCAACACCAGTTCTATCATCTTTAACTTCTCCGTTATCTAGTATATCTTGTAATAATTCTAAGTATTGTTTCATAAGTTATTATATCATGTTAATAAGAAAAGCCCCGACTGATCAGGGCTTTTTGATTGAGTTAAAGTTTACCTAATAGTCGGTCTGTTTCTGGTTGTACAGTATCAGCAATGCTTTGTACATTAAGTACAAATTCTACACTTACAATAGAATCTTCCAACTCATTTAGTTTTCTACTAACAGCATCCTCTACTTGATCTGGATCCAAACCTTGTTGAAGTAACTTTTGAATATTAATAGTTTGTTGCTTCTTACCAGTTAATTTAATAATTAATTTTTTAATAAACTCTACAGGTATTTTGTTCTTCTCTACATCTTCAAGGATGTGTTCCCATTTATCAATAAAATCAGGCGACATTAGTTACTTTTTTAGTGTATTTTCTTTTTGTTGGTGTAGCTACTTCTGCAACTACTGCCTTTTTAGATTTAGTTGATTTAACTGTTTCTTTAACTGCATGTGTGGGATCCATTTGTGCGGCTTCTTTTAACAATCTGTCAGCTTCTGCCATTAAGCCTTTTGCCTCTGCAGACATTTTTTGTGCTTGTTGGCGTAAGTTATTAGCTAATGTAGTATCACCTAATAAATCATCTGAGCCTACAACTGGCGAGTTTGATTGTGGTCCACGCATTCTACGTGCTACGTCAGCTGGATCTTGCAATCCACGACTATTATCTAGTTCAGCCATACGTCTAACAGCATCCTCACCCATTTTCATTTCATCTAAAATTTTATTAAGATCATTTAATTTAATGCGTGTATTAGGTGCCGGAGTCATTACAATTTGTTCTGTATTGACTTTCTTTAATTGACCTTCTATGTGCAAAACTTGCAGAATTGGTCGGCCGTCTTGTGTGTAACTTCTATTCAATGCATCGGCTAAATTTTCACTACTTTGACCTATATCACTTTCAATACAACGAATTAATGAATCATGTATATTCTTATTGATTGTTTCTGTATATGTAACTAAGCACATATGAGGCTCGCCTGGTACTTCTCGGAAAATTACAGCTACTTTTCTGTCCCCGTGTTTCCCTACGTGTCTTGTAAAACTCATATTATGTTCTCCTTGTAATATGCTAAAGTTATTTAATAAGAAATTTGTTCTCTACAAAATTTCCATATGCCCATTTATGACCATTTTAACTCATAAAAAGTTGCTTCTTGCGGGTCCTCAAATGCAATACAACTAGGAGAAATTAACTCAATAATACTAGTTGAAATTGTAGGATATGTAATACTAAATCTTCCAGTCAATTTATCCAATACCCATTGTTTAGATTCAGGTGTGCATGGATGTGATGTTACTATAAAATGTTTAGGAGTATATGTCAACTCTCTTTCACTAAACCACGTAATAGGATCTAACTGATATTCAATCATTTTGTTAAATTGTCCAACATCTTATATTTTTCCCAGGCTTCTACTACTGCAGGGGTTGAGTTATCGTTAGTAGGAACCACTTGCATCCACAATCCTTGACCTAATTTAGCTGGATGATTATACAGGTAACTATGTCCAGCTCTGCGACCTTCATCATCAAATACTCTAGGTTGATGTATCCTACCCGAGAAATATAATCTAGTAGCTAATGCCTTTACATCAGTCAGGTCATACTCGCCTAAGGTACTCAGATTTGAACGGCGTTGATATGGATTACCTTCTGCGTAGTATTGTTCTACTACTTGCATAAAGGTATCGTAATCAGGACACAATGTACGTGTTACAATGAACATAACATCATCCTCGGACACTTCGTTATGCATAATACTAACTAGACAACCACCAAGACTAGTACCAATATACATCATACAATCATCTTCCTATCTTGCTTAACGTAATCACTATATACTTTTTTACCATTAGTTCTAATCCATTTTACGATAGGCTGTGGATTATCATTAAATGCTTCCTTAAGTTCATCATACTCAACAGTACTATTGAATTCATAAATCTCATATGCACGTTGACTATTTGCACTCGCACGAAGGATCATCATTTGTAATGGTATACCCGATGGTTGGTTGGGTATACGTTCTTCTTTAAGAATAGCAATAATTTTCTGTTGTTCCCATTCATTGTATTTTTTCATGTGCAAGTCAACATCATGTAGACTTTCAAGACCTTGCATATCCCACATTGCTAGATAGTGCTTAGTTTTGTTCTTTTTTGAGTAGGACATATACCATCTCTGCTTTGTTAATTGCGTTTGCTAATGCAGGTTCTGTTTCTGCTAGTTTAAGAATTTCTTTCCACTCATGCCATTTAGCAATACTTTTTCTTTCGGGATCTTCTCTAATTAAGGTGCGGTCAAGAGACCCACTTTTACGTGAATAGATCGTTTTGCCACCATCAGGGCTTTCGTAAATTAAATCAGGGCTTTCGTAAATTAATATTGAATCATTAGTCATCGTGTTTTGATAAGGTATCTAATGCATAGGATAGTAGTCTAATAAAAATATACAAGACTACTCCTAGTACCAATACTATAAAGCCATAGCCAAGTATATCTAATATCATGTTGATGACGACTCATCATAAATTGCATACGTACCGAATGGGGGATTGGGATTCTTGTCACCATGAATGATCCATGTCGTATCACAATAATCAGCATCACCCCAACTACCAAAAGGATAGCCATCAGTGAAACAAATCAATCGTTTAGGTACATTGCCAATGTCTTTCAAGTATTTAAAGATACAATCAAAGTCAGTGCCGCCGCCGCCCATTGGCTCATATTCTTCAATGAGGTCCATGTTCTCACTACTGAAGTCTTTCGGGTTATATGTCTCAGTATCAAAACAGAATACATGGACCTTGTAACCATCAAACGCATCCATCATGCCACCCACTTCACCTAAGAATTGCTGTGCTTGTTTGTTACTGATACTACCTGACATGTCAATAGCAACAACAACATCAATTTCTTCACCGGGATTCATGCCGGGCATAATAGCATCCATATGCCAACCTCTACGTGAGGGACGCATCCATGAATAATCTGTACGAATAGCACTTGTCAAATTCGTTTGAATCAGTTCACGCCAGGGCATAACTGGGTTAGTTGCTTGCTTAATCAAACGTTCAACACCTAAAGGCAATGAACCTGCTTCAGCACTGCTTGCGGCATTGATAATAGCTTGCTTAACTTCCTGACGTACACGTTCACGTTCTTCAGGACTCATTGTTGGGCGTTTGCTTTTGCCTTCACTATCTCCGTTACCTTCACCATCATTCTCACCTTCACCATCCATGTGATCGTCAATCATCTGGTCAAGTAAATCATCAATGGAGATTTTCTGAACATTCTTCATCAAATCATCATAGATTTCTTCTGCGGCTTTACCATCATACTTCTGCTCATACAAGCAAGGTACTGTTTTAATAAACTCACCCACTTTATGACGTTTCAAATCAGCATTAACAGCATAGTCATCAGCAATATTCCAGATCTCAGGATCACGATTACCTCTACGACCCATGTGGTCATAGACAACGTGTAACACTTCATGCCCAACTAAGAATTCAACTTCTTTAGGCTTCAACATCATAATGAAACGACTATTGTAATAGAATTTCAAGCCATCAGTTGCCGCTGTACTACACCATAGATCAGCATTAATCAATTGCATACGAGTAGCAAGATTGCCGAAAAAGCTATGACGTAACAATAGACCAATACGTGCGGTAACTAATTTTTCACGTGCTTGATAGTCAATCTTACTATCTGTAGGTCCTACAAGATTCTCAAATTTCTTACTGCGACTACGTTTCTTACTGGGATTAATTACTTCACTCATATTGGTCCTTTGTTGTTTATGTCTCTATTGTAACAGAGATTGTATTAATTGTCAACTGCAATGAATTCACAAGCATCACTGGGGAATGAAGCGTTATTCAGTTCTTTTTCAGTACTATACAATTCATAGTATTTTGTACCGAGATGAATCAATACAATTTTTTCTTGTTGTTTCTTAGTAAAAGAAGTTTTATAACCACAAGAGCCTGCTAGTCTATCCATACCGATACCACGAATATTAGCAGGAGGGTCAAGCTTAATACCTTCAGGTGAGCCACCATAAATACCATCAACTACATTACCGTATTCAGGGCTACGAATGACGTTACCTTCTTTAAGAAGATTCTCAACCATTTTAAGAATAGCTTTACCACGATATGTTCTAAATTGTAATAACATTTTGTTCCTCTGTATAAGTTAAAGATGTATTGTAGCAGACCATGGATTTATTGTCAAAATTACATTGACAGTTTGCGATAACCTTTATCAAAGTAAATCCTTGCGTAAGGTTCCGCACCTTTAGTATACAGTTCCTCGGCTTCACTTTTGTTCAATCCACGATCACGGGCACTTTGACCCATTGCGTAGAAATACTTCTTTCCAGTTAAAATCTTTGTTGCCATATTAATTACCTGCATCTACAATGTACTTGCCGTATTTCTTATGGAAGTCATCAAAGTTCTTCAATTGTGAAGGTTCAATCGGTAACTTGTATGTCTTAAGAGCAATCTTAGCACCCATAACAACTAGTTCAGTCTCAAAGTTTGCCATAATGTAACTGAAGAAATTATCAGCCATTGTGTGAAACTCTTTACTAGAAACTTTCTTTGTTTCTAGTGCATCACGCAATTCATAGCACATTGAAATAGTCAATGAGTACATTGCAGAAATTTCTTTAACTGCGAGGTCCTTAACTTTACCTGACAAAATGTCTGAGGGTTCTGGCATACGACCTGCTACTTTACGATGTGCCGCAAACTTAACAGCAAGACCTTCACCAACTGCACCTGAAATCAAATTGAACAATGTATCACTATCTGTGTCATCTTCATCATTCAACAAATCACTAACAAAACACCATGAACGAGGTGTAGCAAATGCACGTGAACTAGATTTAGCATCAAAATCGTACAAATCTTGTTTAGCGAATGATAGATAACCCACAACATCTTTGTGAATACCTTTGTTCACAGCCCAATTCTGCCATGATGTAAAATCGGCTCGCATTTCTAAGTGTAAGAAACGATTAGCTAGGGGCATCGGCATTCTGAAAGTAACACCTTTGTCAGAGTCACGATTGCCTGCCGCAACAATCACAACGTTATCAGGAAGTACATACTTACCAACTCTACGATTTAGAATAAGTTGATAGCCAGCCGCTTGTACTGCGGGACTTGCACTATTCATTTCATCTAAGAATAGAACAACAATCGGGTACTTGCTTGCTAGTTCTTCATCAGGCAAGTCAACAGGTGCCGCCCAGTCCATTTTATTAATATCACGATTGAAATACGGAATACCACGAATGTCTGTAGGTTCCATTTGTGCCATACGCAAGTCAATCATAAAGCCACCTAGTTCATCTGTGACTTCAGAAACAACTTCTGATTTACCGATGCCGGGAGGGCCCCACAAGAAAAGCGGGCGTTTAGCTTTGAATGCTTTAAGCATTGCTTTGCGAGTTTGTACACTAGTGATAGTGAGATTGTCTGATACTGATGCCATTAAGTGCTCCTGTTGAAAATTTAATATGTATGAAGTATAGTCTAAAACTGATTTATTGTCAAATTTTGTGTTGTTGTTTATTTACAACAGATTGTGGATTGATAAAGAGATAGTTTTCTAGCTTCAATATGAGTATTGTATCATTGATTGGATTTATTGTCAAATTATTTCATTAGATTAGCCATTAGTAGTAGCTTTTCTAAGTGATTGATTGCTGTATTGATATCGGCAACCCTATCGTTTAACATTTCGTATTTGCCCGTTCTACGTAGATTGACTTCCAGTTTACTTAGTTCACTTACCATTTTGTCAATGTTTTTGTGCATACGATGTAAGTCTGGATTGTAGCCAATCCCATTCATTTGACTTGATAAGTTACTACTAACTTGATTCCAATCTAAAGCACGTTCTATTTTCATACGATGAGTATAACAGACTATGGAATTTATGTCAACAAAAAAGGCTCCTGAGAGCCTTTTTATTTTAGTGTTGTTAATTTTATTGTTAACCGTAGGCTGCGGCTGCTAATCCGTATCTTGCAGTACCAACACCTGCAGTATCAGTAGCTACTACCCCGGTGTTTGATACTTTGTTGGTTAATGAATATGGAATATAAGGTCCCTCAACCAAACCATATCCAAATATAGCTTTATCATTGCCATAACCTGCGGCCGCCAAAAAACTTCTAACAGTACCAACACCTGCAGTATCAGTAGCTACTACCCCGGTGTTTGATACTAGGTTAGTTATTGATGTAAAAGCAGGATCCCGTCCATATCCAAATATAGCCTTATCAGTGCCATAAGTTGCGGCTGCAAGGGCTTGTCTAGCAGTACCAACTCCGGTAGTATCTGTAGACACCACCCCGGTGTTTGATACTAGATTGGTCATTGATCCCTGTGAGTTAATCACTTGCCCATATCCAAAAATAGCTTTATCAGTTCCATATCTTGTGGCTGCTAATGCAGTTCTAGTAGTACCAACACCTGTAGTATCATTAGCAACTACTCCGATATTTGATACTAGGTTAGTTATTGCTGTCTGACTAGAGCCAGCAAGTCCATATCCAAATATAGCTTTATCGCTACCGTAACCCGCGGCCGCCAATCCATATCTAGCAGTACCGACACCTGCAGTATCATTAGCAACTACTCCGGTATTTGATACCAAGTTAGTCAATGATTTATCTCCTCCGCTTCCAGTGCCATATCCAAATATAGCCTTATCTGTACCATAACTCGCCGCTGATAATCCCCATCTAGCAGTGCCAACACCGGTAGTATCATTAGCAACTACTCCGGTATTTGACACTAGATTAGTCATTGATACTGTCTCTCCATATCCAAATATAGCTTTGTTTCCCGCCGGCGGAGGTGTTATTGCGAATCCGCCAGCAAATGTTACGCCCGAAAATGTCATATCTGCCATAATATATTATCCTTTATAGTATTTAGCAAAAAAGATTAGATAAAGAAAAAGGCTCCGAAGAGCCTTTAATATGTATAATACCTTTTATGATAGCGAATAGCCTGCTGCCGAAGGATTAAATCTAGTTTGACCGACAATTGTAGTATCAGTTGCAACAACCCCTGTGTTTGATACTAGATTAGAGTAATCATATAAGGGATCTCCGTACGCAAATATAGCTTTATCATTACCATAACTTGCGGCTGCTAATTGTCCTCTACTAGTGCCCGCGCTAACAGTATCACTAGCAAAAACACCGGTATTTGATACTAGATTAGTATCTCTTCCTGGGCTACCAAATATTGCTTTATCACCGCCATAACCTGCAGCCCCTAAAACATATTTAGCAGAAACTGCTTCAGTAATATCATTAGCAACCACACCTGTGTTTGATACTTTGTTGGTTATTGATACTGTAGCAGACCCGTTATAACCAAATCCAAATATAGCTTTATCTAATCCATAACCTGCGGCCGCTAATCCGTATCTAGCAGTACCGACACCTGAAGTATCACCGGAAACCACACCTGTATTACTTACTAAGTTAGTTACTGATGTTACTACAGGACCACCGTATCCAAAAATAGCTTTATCTGTACCATAGGCCGCAGCCGCTAGTAAAGTCCTACTAGTACCCACACCCGCAGTATCGTTAGCAACAACACCAGTATTTGATACTAGATTGGTCAATGATACGTAACCAACTGAACTCTGTCCATATCCAAATATAGCTTTATCAGTACCATATCCTGCGGCTGCAAGGCCATCCCTAGCAGTACCTACACCTGTTGTATTACTTGCAATTACACCAGTATTACTTACTAGATTGGTTACTGAGAAACGACCAGAATTGTTTGCACCATAGCCAATTATAGCCTTTTTAGTTCCGATTATAGGATTATTTGTTGTAACACTATTACTTGCCGCACTTGGACTACTTGTACCTACATTATTAGTAGCAGTTACTGTAAATGTATAACTTGTACTACCAGTTAATCCAGTTACATTAATAGTACCACTACCTGCTTGATTTAATGTACCTGTGACATTACCCGGACTACTTGTTGCCGTATAGCTTGTAATTGTTGCACCTCCATTGTTAACCGGAGCAGTAAATGTTACTGTTGCAGTTGTCTCACCTGTAGCTGTTGCCGTTCCGATAGTTGGTGCACCGGGTACTGTAGGTGGTGCTGTAAGATTCATTCCACCTGATAAAGTCATTCCACCTGTAAAATTCATAAAATATATCCTTTGTTGTATTTAACAATATAGTAACAAAAATTTAGTATTTTATTGTCTACCGGTACCGGCCATTTGAACACGTGGTCCACTTAGTGGTCCTCGTATACTTGCAATACCAGTATCATTGGCATAGGTGATACGTTGAACAGTAGATAATCTATTAGTAGCTCCTGGACCCGGGGCATATGCTCCGCCGAACCACCCATATGTACTATCTCCCGAAGTTGCGGAATCTGAAATTCCACTGTTAAAAGTTCCTCTATTAGTTGATGTTACTGTATCTGTTGCATATGTTATCCGAGTTATTGTACTAACCCTCCCGGAGCCAGGCATATACCCTCCACCAAACCATCCATAATTAAGGTTACCTATTGCCGCAAGACCCTCTGAATTTATAGTTAACGGGCCGCGAACGCTTGCAGTAGCGGTATCTGTTGCATATGTTATTCTATCCACTGTAGATAAATCTTGTCCGGTATCGCCATCTCTTCCGCCACCAAACCAACCATCAGTGGTATTCCCAATTGCAGCTAATATTAATTTGGATTGGCTTAACGGCCCCCTGTAAGTAGCAGTAGCAGTATCAGTTGCATAGATTATTCGCTGTACACTTGATCTATAACTGCCTGCACCATACCAACCATATGTAGTGTTATCAGAAACCGCTCCCATACCAAAGTTACCGGCGGCAATTAACGGTCCACGAATACTAGCAGTAGAAGTATCGGTTGAGTAATTAATGCGATCTACCGTAGTTCTATTACCTGCATTATTACCACCGGCTACCCATCCGTCATATCCTGTTCCAGCAGATGCTGCCTGATATCTATTTGAACTTAACGGGCCACGTACACTTGCCGTAGCCGTATCTGTTGCATATGTGATTCTGTCTACTGTTGAGTATATTATAGTTCCTGTTCCCGGTGAAAAATAAGTTCCACCGGCAAACCAACCATACGATAATGCCGGAGCCGGTACTGAAGGATCAGTAGTAATACTATTACTTGCCGCACTTGCACTACCTGTACCTGCAATATTAGTAGCAGTAACGGTAAATGTATAACTTGTGTTTGCTGTTAACCCGGAAACAGTAATAGTACCAGATCCTGCTTGATTTAATGTACCTGTAACTCCACCGGGACTACTTGTGGCTGTATATGATGTAATTGTATCCCCACCATTACTAACAGGGGCAGTAAATGCTACAGTCGCTGTTGTCTGACCAGTTGCTGTTGCAGTTCCTATTGTAGGAGCTCCGGGTACCGACGGTACTATATCATTTGTAGCATTTGAATTTGCAGAAGAATTTCCGTAACTGTTAGTACCGGTTACTACACAACGTATTCTATAGTTAACGTCTGCTTGAACCAAAGTATACGTGCTACTATTTGCACCTAATATATTACTATATGATCCTCCACCTCGTTGCCATTGATATGTATACGTTATTGTGGCATTACCAGTCCATGTGCCATCAGTAGTTGATAGTGTTGAACCAAACGTCTCGGTTCCGCTAACTACCGGGGCCACAGTATTTACCGGTGCGGTTCCTGACACTACAATACTCATTCCACCTGATAAAGTCATTCCACCTGTAAAATTCATAAGATATACCCTTTATCTTATTTATCAAATAACTATCAATGTTTTATGAATGGAATTAACAATATATTATTTTGTTCTTTTTATTTTCTTTTTAGCAACAGGTGTTTCTAACTCTTTTGGTGCATCCACTACTGTTGTAGTTGGTTGATTAGTTAATTCTAACATAATATCTTTCTGTTCCAACAATACAGTATTTTGCGGGACAAGACCTATTTGAATCAATGATTGTAATGTTTGTGGATTACTCATAGCATTCAATAATTTAGCTGGACTAGGTCTGCCCATAGCTATGATTTCAGATTGAATCTCACGACCAACTGTTACTGTGAATTCATAGTTAGCATTAGCTTCAAACATTTCATCATCGGTGTATGGTGTACCATCTGGATGTTTAAGTCTTGTTGGTTCTACTTCAGCATAGAGTTCAGCCATATATTTTTCTAATATTTTAATCTCTTTGCGATTAAGTTCAAAAGCGTGTTTTTGGTCATCTAAATGTGATTCCAACTCAATAATTTCTGCTTGTAAATTAAGCAGAATATGTGGTAGTGCTGGAACTGTTTTTAGATGTTTTAGTTCTTCAAGTTTAGCTTGATATTTGAGTTCAGCTACTTCTTCTAGCACAGCCGCTCGTTTGCGACCGACATAGAAGCCTTGAAGTGTTTTGATTTTTTCCCATGGGGTACTACCGATAACCTGGTAACGATAGTTAAATTCTGAATTTAGATTTGAAGCCATTTTTTTCTCTCTATAAGTTGTGTATAGAGATATTTAATGACTTATTTGCCTGTCTAAAAATTTTATAAATCGCCTGTGTTAGTTGAAGGGAATGCTCTTCCCGCACCCCAAATTATACGTACTGCTCCACCATTATCAACAGATGACCCGTCAGCGTTTGCACTAAGTCCGGCACCACCGCCATATGTTCCACCTCTAGGTAATCCATTTGAACCCGGAAATCCCGGGCCACCCATTGGCCAAGGTTCTATACCTGCACTAGTGTTTGTGCCATATCCATAACCACCTGCACCACTAGCTCCTTGACCTAGTAAACCTACACCACCACCGTTGCCAGCATAGCTAAATTGTCCTCCGGAAGCTCCGCCTCCGCCGCTTCCACCGGTACCTGCACTACCAGTGCCGCCCCTAGCAAGATATGAGGGGGCACCGGTGCCTCCTGTTCCAGAATAACCACCTGCACCGCCGTGGCCGCCATATATTAATGTAGGAGGGCTAGCTCTGTATATTCCACCCTCTCCACCTTCGCCACCACCATCTCCATTAAACCAGCCACCTCGGCCGCCTTGTACAAAATCGGCACTAGTAGTAGGTATACCATTGCCGCCATCGCCCCATAAGGTGCTTGTACTAATAAAATAACTTTGTCCACCTTTAGTAGGGTTGAATATGTTCCTACCCGCACCAACTACAACAGTATATGATTGTCCGGGAACTACAGTAATATTATTTTTCCATCCTAATCCGCCTCCACCCGCGCTGCCTGTGCCTCCACCCCCGGCACCAACAACAACAGCACACACTGATGTTATACCGCCGGGTGCTACCCATGAATATGTTCCGGCAGTTGTAAATGCCACCTGACCCGTTGGAGGAGCATTGGTTGTAATTGAATTACTTGCGGCACTTGCACTACCTGTTCCTATATTATTTGTAGCAGTAACTGTAAATGTATAACTAGTACTTGCCGTTAAGCCGGACACTGTAATAGTGCCTGAACCCGCTTGAGTTAATGTACCAGTAATATTACCTGGACTACTTGTTGCTGTATAACTTGTAATTGTTGCACCTCCATTATTAAGTGGGGCAGTAAATGCTACTGTTGCTGATGTTGCACCTGTAGCAGTTGCTGTACTAATAGTCGGTGCTCCTGGTACTGTTGGTGGAGGTGTTATACTTACACCTGCTCCTAATGTTATGCCTGGTCCAATATCCATGTTAAATATCCTTCTTTATTGTATTTATCAAACAACAAAAAAGGCTCAAATTGAGCCTTTTTATACAATCTCAATGGAGATTAGAAGCGATGTGTTACACCAACCCCAACTTGTTTTACGTCATTTGCTGTACCAGTAGCATCAACATTACGATAGTTGACACCTAATGCAGTACGCTTACTGAAGTTATAATCAGCACCCATTGCATAAGCTTTAACATTAGTATTTGTTTTACCATAGCTAGCTTTAGCAGTTACTGGACCAAATGCTTGACTTGCACCAAACAAATCACCTGTACGTGCTACAGCACCTTTGTCATCACTATGTGAGTAAAATACTTGTGTATTGCCTAATTTTGCGCTACCAGCATATACTGTGCTTTTCTCAATACCTTGAGTATATTGTGCAACTGTTGCGTTAATGCCAAACAATTTTGCACTTGCACTATAGCTACTTGCTTCTGTGCCTACACCATTTTGTGTGCGGTCATATGTTGCAGTTACACCTTTGACTGGTGTCAACCCAAAGAATGTACCATTGCTCATTCTTAAACCACGCAAGTTATGTACATCACCTGCAACACTACCATACAATGTGCCAAAAGCGTCATTGTTAGTAATTGCTAAGAAGTGACTGTGTAGATTGCGACCTAAATCAATGCTACCAAGCTTGTTTGCCAAACCAATTGTTGATTGACGATCACCAAGTTTAGTATCTGCACCAGTGATAGGATCATTGGCTTTTAAACTTGTATCTAGTACTATACGAGCCTTCATACCACCAATGTTTTCATTTACTGAAATAGTGATGTTGCTTGTTGGATCAGTAGCTAGAGTTGTTTTGCTAGTAGCACCAGTCTTAGTATTGTCAACAAATTCGCTGATTTTACCATTTAGATTAATTTGTGCTGTTGCAACTAGTGTTGTTGCGGCCAATAATGTCGCTATTGCGATTTTCTTCATAAGATTTTCCTTTAAAAATAAGCCTGATTCCTCAGGCTAGACTAATATTTATAGTGATTTTTGTTACCCATATAAAATAGTTGTTTACGTAATAACATACGCTTTAACACAAAAATAGGCTTAACTTACTCTATTTCAATCCATGAAATTGTATCTTCATCCCATTTGTAAATTTTATCATCCGATGGGTAGGAACCAATCGGTGATTTAAATGAGCAAGTTATTTCATCAAATATCCAAGATGGATACCCATGTTCTGCCCAATCTTGTTTAATTGCATCTTGCTTTGCTAGTTTTTCTTCATCAGTCATTGAACGAACAGTGTGAACATCGGTACAAACTCCATCAATTATTTCATAATGACCACCTACATATATTTCATATACGCCCAAAACACTAGGTTCTGGTTTACGCACAAATTCAATAAACTCTTCCGGGAGGTTATTAATATCAATATGAGGGAAAATTTGTATAAAATTTTCTTCAAGTATAGGATGCTCAACTGGTTCCCCGTTTTGTAATCTAATAAATAATTTCATTTTATAAATCCTGTTAGTAATTATTATATTTATCTCAAAAAAATAAAGGATTAAAAAGGCTCAAAGAGCCTTTTTATAGTAGTTTATATTGATTACGCTACGAAAGGAGTATACTCAATACCAGTTGTTGCTAAACCAACTAAACCAATAGTTGTTTCAAACGCTGATAATTCGCTAGCAATAACTAACACATCAGCTTGACTATACTTATTAGCAGTCATCCAGTTTGTCAATGCTGTTACATCCGCGATTGTAGCTGTAGTACCCATAACATTTTTGTAAACATGCTTAATGAATGTCTCATCACTAATACCACCGGCATCAGTTTTGTATGTGTCAGTAGCTAATAGTGCTGTAGCCAATTCTTTGTTTGTCCAACCTGCATCAGCAAGATAGATACCAATACCTTTGTATGCATTAGTAACATCACTAGTACCTAATGCGGCTGCTAGTAATGCGTATACATCACCTGCACGTCCTGCGGCATCATAAGCAATAGCTTTGTCTGTAAAGACTACACGTTCATGATCAGCAAGATTAAATTCCATGTTACTAACTAGTGTGCTAGCTAGTGTTACTTTACTAGCAGTTTTAGTTGTAGTGAACTCTGTACTTGCACCGCCTGCTGTGTAAGTGTCAATACCAGTTGTGCCAGTAACGTCAACTGTAACATCAACTGTACCGTCACCGATACGACCTGTACCTACTACACCAAATGTAGCAATCTTACCTGCTGTACCAACTGTAGCTACTGTAACGATTAAGTTATTAGCAACTGTGCCGCCTAATGCCGTACCAGCTAGTGTGATTGTGTCACCTGCTAGATAACCACGGCCTGCGCTAGCGGCTAGACTGTCTAACACAACGGAATAAACTCCGTTAGTTTTTGTAACATCAAATGCGGCTTCAACGCCTGCACCGCCTGTTAAGCCAGTGATGTTTTGATAGGTAGCGTTTACCGGTTTATCTTTGATTGTAATTGTTGTTGTCATAAATTTCCTTTTATATATAAAAAATAACTCAATAAGTATATAGCGTTTCTACTAGTAATGTCAAGGTTAATCCTGGCTAAACGTGTGATCCGGATCACATGTTGGTGTGAAAAATAGCTTTTTTTACCAAACTATCTATGCTATTGACTAAGGGAATACCGTTTTGTTCTGATTCTCTAACAGCTAAGGGTAATTCTGTGCAACCCAATACTACAGCACTTGCACCACGACTAATCAAACTATCTACTACAGAAATTAACATGGTATGTGATACAACCATATCCCCTGCTTTAATTAAATCTATAGCAGGTTGTACTATGTTATCCATTTCTTCTTGACTAGGAACAATACAATCCCAATCAGTTAAACGGTTTTGATATAAGCCTAATTCAATTGTAGCTTGTGTTCCCATTATACCTATTGTGCCTGTAACATTTATATCACGTAATGAATCAGCTACGCTATCTACAATATGTAGAATAGGAATTTTAAATTTAACTAATTCATCATACCAGTAATGTGCTGTGTTGCAAGGTATGACAATTGAAGTACATCCAACTGCTTTCAATACTTGCATACCTTGTAGTAAGTATGGTAGTGGTCTATCATCACCATTACGTATACTTGTACTACGATCTGGTACACGTGGTTCATTCCATAGTACGAACGGAATATGTTCTTGGTCACAACTTGCAGGTGTTTGTTGTATAAGTCTAGTTACGAACTCTGCACTTGCGGCTGGACCCATTCCACCTAGTATACCTAATCGTTTGGTCATATTATAACCAATATGATGATTATGAAAATACCAATAGCTATTACGCTAGGAAGTCTCATTTTTTGAATAATAATGCCGAAGCAATAACTAATGCTGTTTGTGCGGCTTCTACATCAGCTGGTTGCTCTTTCCAACCTACACTAATTTGACCAATGAATACGCCGGGTTCAGCAGGTACACTGATTCTACACATATAGTTAACACCATTCTCCCTGTACGCAAATCCAATTAAGCTTTGTGGCTTAAGATAAGGACTACATGGTATCTTACCAGACATTAAACCAATCACATCATTGTTGTTATCGTAGTTTTTAGAAAATAATCCAACATCTAATCCATCATGTTGTTTAATTCTTCCACCATTGCGTGTAGCTAAGAACACGATTTTTCTAGTGTTTACTAGTGTATTAACTTCCATTATGGATACAAGTTCTACTTCTGTATTTTTTAATAAGAAGTTGTATGCGTCATCATACTTGCCGTTCATCTTTGGTAATGCTTGTTGAGCTTTATACGTTGCCAAGAATGAATCTTTTTCTGTATAAACGATCCAACCAGCAAATCCTAGTATACAGAGAAAGACAACGGTGAATAGACGAAATGGACTTTCGCCTATATAAGTTAATAAACTAAAGAGAAAATCTTTAAGTTTGTCCATCCGGTGCTACCTCTTTGTCACAGACAAATGCTGTTACTGCTACGTTACCGTGTACATGACTTGCTGTGCGAATCATATCCATTAATGGGTCAACTGCAATCAACAACACTAACACAGCTTCACTTGGAAGTTTTAACAAGTCACAAACAACTGCTACTGTAGCAACTGTTAAGATACCTGTTGTGCCTGCACTTGCTAGTCCTGCTAAGATACTACCAAATAACACTACAGCTAATCCAGTTAAACCTAACGGTGCATCGTAGATGTTAGCAATGAATACTGTAGCAATAGCATAGTAAACAATACTGCCAATACGATTAACAGTGAAACTTAGTGGAACAGTTAATTCAACTCCGCCTTTATCAAAGTGTAGTCTGTGTAATGATTCTTGTGCGTATGGTATACATGCTAATGAACTGCGTGAGCTAACAGCTACAATCAATGTTTCTTTAGTTTCACGGATAACAGTCATTAAACTTAATCCACTACGCATCCAAATTACAACAGTACCTGCAATAACTACTAATAGTCCACCAATAAATTGTTGCATTACAAAGTCAAACATAGTTAAGAATATACCTACACCCACTTTACCAACTTGTGCTGATATCATTGCTAACAATGCAATTGGTAAAAAGTAATTTAAGAACTTAAAGATGCTGATACTTGCTTGTTGAATGCTTTTAAGCACTTCTACAAGCATCTTTTGACCTTCTGTTTTAAGATGTCCAAGCGCAACACCAAATATTAAACAGAAGATAACAATCTTCAAGCTTTCACCATTGTTTAGTGTGTTGAAGATGTTTTCTGGAATAAACTTCTCTGCCATTTTACCTGCATTTACTGAGGGTTCTACTGGCATTGGTTCTTTAAGAGTAATGTTTAAGTCTGTCCCACTGTCTTTGTCGTTTACTAGTACACCAAGTTGTGTTTTCTTCTCAGGTGTCATTTCTGTGCCAGTTATTAGAACAGTACCTACGCCAATAGTTGCGGCTAAGAACATACTACCAACAAAGCCTACAATGATTTTGCGAATCAATTGTTGACTACCTTCTTTCTGTAGTAAGCCAATGATACCAACTAAGATAGTTGCTAATAAGAATGGTAATACTACAACTTTAAGTAAGCTGATGTAGATGCCTCCTAAGCTTTCAAAGTTTAAGCTGAACTCAGGAGCATATACTCCACTAAGTATACCAACAATGATAGAACCAAGTATGGTCCACGGGCTTGTTAAAAACGTTTTTAAATGTGTGGTTGTCATAGCAGGTCCTTATTTCTTTTCTGCTTTATATCTATCCATTAACTTTTTAGTGTCAATGTTACTGTATTCATTTTTGATAACATAATCTACAATACTTAGTAACTGTGTAGATTTGTAATTTACTGCTACTGCAATGTTATCTACACTATCACTGATTGTAATTGACTTTGTAGTAATGGCTGCATCTGGCTTTTCAAAAGCAATTTTCTTAATTTCAAACTCATCTCTATAAGCGGCTGCAATATCACCACGTGTTACTTTATCAATGATTACTTCCCATTTATCTTCTGGGAGAAACGTAGCTTTGGGGAAATTAGTACGTGCAAACGTGTCATAGCTTGAGTTACGAATAAAACTTATCTTACCATTAAAATCTCTAATGACTTGATATACTTCACGTCCTTGGCTGTTTTGACTTAGCCATAAACGATTGAGAACCAGTGACTGTCTTAGTTTAACATATGGTGTGCTAAATTTAACTACTTGTAGTCTAGGGGCTGTAACAGATAATTTACTTACAGCAACATCTGCTCTACCGTCTCGTACTTGTTCAACAACTTCAGCAAAACTTTCAGCATCTCGTCTAAACTGTACCGGGACTCCAAGCATTACGCCTATTCTTCGTGCAATTTCAACGTCAAGACCTTTGATATCATCCCCTTCACCACTGAAGAAGGGAGGGTTATCTTTTTTGGTCATTGCCACAATAAGAACGTTTGCTTTCTTAATTGCGGCAATATCAGGGGGTAGTGGTACCGTAGAAGTTGGTAATTGTGCGTGGACAACTGAACTAATCAGTACGAATAATAATAGTAGTAGTTTTTTCATAGTACTGTATTTATACTAGGAAAACCCTAACTTACCATAAAATTACTTATTTGCCAATGGATTATCCATAGCTTTTTGTATTTTGCTATCAACTTCTCTCTTTAATGTCTCTACTTCACGGTTTATTTCTCTACGAGCGGCAGTAAATTCACTATTAATTTCTTTACGGGTTGATTCCATATCTTTACGAATTGCAGCCGCTTCGGTTCTGGCCCTTTCTAGGTCTTCTCGCACAGCCTTACGCATATCACGCATTTCTAACTCGGTTTCACGTTGGGCTGTCTTAACACTACGTTCCACTTGTTCAGTCACAGATTCATTACGGCGGATATCATTCTTCAAATCAGTTTTGATATCACGTGTATAATCAGCACCTTTTTGACTATTCTCCTCAATGACCGCTAAACGTTTATCAAATCCAGATAAGTCTGGTGCACTATATTCAGCAATTTTTTTCTTCATACCCACGTAGTCTTTATAGACTTCAAAGGTTCCGTAAAGCCCACCTAATATAGATGATACAATTGTGGCTGCAACCATTAGTTTAGCTGGGGTAAATTCATATCCACCAATACTAATAACTGTATCTTTGCTAGCATACTTTTTAGCGGCTGCCTCAAGTTCATCAACCTTAGCATTTACGTTTTTAATTTCTTCTGTCATTGTTTTCTCCTAATTTATTTGTTATCTTAATATTAGATATTGCACTATTACAATGAATGCTATAACTATTACCACACCACATACTATATCATAAATGAGTTGTCCATTCATATCATTGTCCTAACTTATATTGTTGATTGACCATTTCTTGGTGTAATCTATCACTACCCAATCCTCTTAACAATCTTACGTTATCAACATTGACTTGATTTTTGTATATCTCTTTTGGTGCATAGAATGCTACATCAGGCATCATTACTGAATATGCTTGATATCCTGCAGGTTGTATTGCCATCTTATTAATATCAACAGCTCCAGCCAATTCATTTGGCAATACATTTTTTTTCACTGTTTCTGTCTTTTGTTCTTGTGAATTTGTATTTTGTAATATAGTACGTTCTTCTATTGCATCGTTTAATACAGAACGTGTACCCATTTTGATACCTTCATTTTGTGGTAATTCTATTTCAATACTAACTGAGTTTGGTACACGTGAAACAAGTAATTCAAATCGTGCAGAGTCACTAGTTGTATTCATATTTTGTAAACCTGATATGTTTTCTATAGAAGGTTGAACGTAGCTATTATTAACCATAGCAAGTGATGATGCTGATGAACTAGTATCACTATTAATTGTTTGTTGCGTTGCTGGTTTTAATAATTCAATAGTAAATGCAGTAACTGTTGTTGAATTTGATTCTGTTGTTTGTGTTGTATTGTTAGATTTTAATACTTCAACCTTACCTACAGTAGTTTGTGTAGAACCACTGAGTGGACCACTAGAACTTTGTGCTTGCATTGAACTAGTTGTTGTAGCACTAGTTGTAGTAGTTGTAGTGCTTTGACTAACTGCTGAGGCAGCAACTGCTTCTGCTTGTTCTTGTGCTTGCATTGCATCTTTGGATGCAGCCGATTCTGCGGCTTGCACTACAGACTTTGCCTCGTTGCCAATTCTAGCCTGATTACTACTAATCATACTTAATACTGATCCTAGACTAGGTCCAGCTTTGTTATCACTTGCTGTTTTAGTTTCACTAGGCTTAGATTGTTGACCTCCTCCTTGGGGTTGACTACCGGGTGGAGGTGGACCATTTGGATTATTACCCGGTCCTGGGCCTGGTGGGGGTGGACTACCCGGTGGCGGTTCTGTTCCAGGAGGCGGGGGCGGTGCACCATCCGGCGGGGGTGGAGCATCTCCTGGAGGAACTATTACAGGATTTAGTTTTGCAAGCGCATCATTATATCCTCTACAGCTAGGTGAGTACAATGGATTGTTAGTACACGGATCAACACTATACTTCAAACTAAAATTAACCGCAGTTATTTCTGGTCCATATGGCCCTGTTAAGTTATTAGTATCTTTACCAATAAATCCGTATACAGCATTACCGAGATCAGGCACACCATACGCACTTTTAAAATCTCTGCTAAGATTAAAGTTTCTCCAACCGTATGTATTGTATGTTAGATCCCAGTTATAACCTTCTAACACTTTTGAGTTTGTATTGTTGTAGATATTTACATAGGCACTGAAAATGTCGGTCTGGCCATTGTCCCATCCATTACCGTTTTTCGCTTGAAATGTAAAGTTAAATCCGTTAACTTGTAGGCCTGTACCACTATTAGGCAATGCGTTTTTAATACTAACAATCTGGTATAAATCAGTTGCCTGATTAGAGAAGTTAATAACATTGGAACCTGAGCCCCAAGCAGCAACTCTAGGTAATCCACCACAATAACCTTGCCCACCCGGCTCCCAGCAGGTAAGCTGTTGACCAATAGTACCAGCATTTTGCCAGGTAGAGGTTATACCAGTAGCCTGATTAGTAAAGTTAGTCAGGTTACCGGTAGTAGATATATCTTGACTATTAGAATAACTTGCGGACAACAACGCCAAGGATAGCGCCAATGCCAATTTTCTTATAAGTATCATCTATCTTTACCTCATCTACTTTTGGTAGTTTTTCTGGGTTTGCTTCCCAAGATGCTTTAGCTTGTTCACCAATCTTACCGTCGTATGGACAAGGTGTTCCTGCTGCCAACATAGCTTCAAATACACGACGGTCTTGACACATCACAGCAACTGCGGCTACCTTCATACCCATGTCGTATAGAGTTTTAGACAACTTTAATCTTTCACAATTCATGTCACGTACTGTTCCACCTGAACTTACACCAAATACTTGTGTCTGTACACTACCAGAACTACCGGTGCTACATAAGTCAGCATTGCCACCACTTAACATAGAGGGTGCAACAGCAGTTGGTGGAGGTTGAATAACTCTTTGAGTTACTTCAGTTTTATTAATATTAGTATTAGTTACCTCACCGGCTTGAATATTTGTACTTACATTAGTGTTTTGATTAATATTGTTATTAACAGCAGTACTAGCACTAGTTGAAGTATTGATATTACGGTTAGTCATATCACCGGTATTGACATTGTTGTTTGTAGCAGTACTACTATTAACATTATTATTGTTGTTGACGGCAGTACTAGTATTAACATTATTGTTGTTATATGTCATTGTACCAGTATTTTCATTCTTGTTTACGTTAGTATTGACACTAGTACTAGTATTAACATTATTATTGTTATACGTCATTGTACCGGAATTAACATTAAAGTTAGTATTTGTATTTGTACTTGTACTTGTACTAGCATTGTTATTGTTATATGTCATTGTACCAGTATTAACATTGTTATTGTTATTTGTAGCGGTACTAGTGCTTGTGCTAGCATTGTTATTGTTATATGTCATTGTTCCGGAATTAACATTATTGTTATTATATGTCATTGTTCCCGAATTGACATTATTATTGTTATTTGTAACAGTACCGCTTTGCACATTATTATTGGTGTTTACACTAGTACTATTGTTGTTATTAGTATTATTGCTAGTACTATTGACTGCACTAGTGCTATTACTATTACTGTTACTAGTTGTATTACTGTTTGAAGTAACCGTACTAGTACTATTACTTGTACTGTTAGTGTCTACTAGACTTTTAGAATCATACGTTCCCTGATTAATTAGGGTACTTGTACCTGTAGTTGTGCCACCAGCTGAACTTGAAGTTGTGGTGGTTTGAGCTTGAATAGTGATTGCCATGCCCATGATGGCACATATAGCGAGAATCTTTTTCATTTTTATTATTGTCCTCTAGAATTAATATTTAGTTAGATTTTAGTTGAGAAATATCAAGCTTTATTAAATTTTGATGAGTATGTCAGAGTTTGGAGTTAATGATGGCACGCCAGGCCAAACTGTTTTTAACTGAAATTTTAGAGTACTGTCACTTATTCTTCTCAGTCCTAAGGCAGTTTCGCTTGACCAATCGTAAACCCAAAACCTTTGTCCAGATGGGATTTTTTGAAGTTTGCGTAATACTTTAGGTAATTGTTTTTTTATAATATAATCTACAGCGTGGGGAGATACCCCACGATCTTTGGCACGATCTATTGCATGTTGGTCTACTATGATTTCTAAATCATTAGTAATTATAGTACCCATAGCCGCTTCTGTTATAACTTCATTAATACGCATATACTATTTATGCAAAAAGGAAAGGCTCCTGAGAGCCTTTACTGAGTTTCTGTTACGAGGTATGTCTTACCCTAGGTAGCCTTTATCAAGCTGCCAATGCGAACTGTGAGTCGTTTGCGTTTACTTTTTTTGCTTCTACGACCGGGAAACCCCTGTCCTACGGCTTCTGCTTTGCCGAGCTGTCCACTATGTTACTCTTTGCCCAATCGATCCTGTGTCATCCCCACCTAAATATACATTATACACTTAGGTGGAGATGGCCGGCACTGCCCCGGCGTCTTGAACTTATTTTACATCGTTTCATACAGCAATAACTTCAATTGTATTTAGTATTAAAATACTCTTGCAACCAAGGCCAATCATAACTTAAACGTAATTTATCTAACTCACCATTGACTGATTCATAGTATTCTACAGCATCTAATGCACCATTGATACTATATTGGGCAAAATCTCCTTCACCTACAGTTGACCATATCTTTAATCTATGTCTGCTTATAGTACTATCTTCTAATCGTAACTTAATAGCTTCACGGAAACTAGTACGCCAGGTACTAAACTCATCAGTATTGTATACTGCTATACCTGAATTAATATTTACGACCTCATGTTCATTATCTAGCGTAAAGTCTAATCCTTTACCCATATTAAGTAATGTAATATGTTTATTGTATGCAATCATAGCTTGGTGACCGTATTCTAATCCATTGACCGAGTTAGTTGCATGAAAAATATAATGTTTAGGTACTTGTAGTCTATCAGGTTGCCATGACCAATCAAATTTATCATTAACACGTAACTTAGCAAATACGGTAAACATCCATGGTGTGTTACTTGATTCTGCAGCCGCATGATAGGCTGCTACACGACCGTCAACCCCATCAACTCTAACAACACGATTTTTTAGTCCTTTAGTCACTTTCAGTAAATGTTCGTAGTTCTCGTCAGCACCCGTTTCACCGTTACTTAGGAAGACTATATCCAGTGGCTTTGACTGTCCCATTTTTGTTGATTTAGTAATATATGGATAATCGTACAATTCTTTTTCAACATAATTATTAGCTTCTTTTGGTACAACAATACGTGTGCCTCCCGTGTTAGTAATCAATATATTCTTTGACTCACTAGACCACATGCTAATAGGTTCATCATTGGTATCCGGTGTAGTTACATTATCACTTGTAGTAAACACTGCATATGGGAAATCGTAAGAATGTTTTTTAAAGTTTAAATGTGTATCTTGTTCAGTTACAAAATTAGGTGCGGGTAAACGTTTTACTTTTTGATGCTGATTAAAGTTAATCTTCTCTATGTTTTCTAACTTATCTAAATCTTCTACTAGCTCATGTAGTTTATTTACATTAATAAAAAATGTATCACCAAACTTCTGCCTATCACTAGGGAACACATGCAATTGATCTAATGAGAATGGATCACATATATAAGTAAAATCAAAGTTTGTATAATCACATATTGAACTGCAAACCCAAATATAATGATCTTTTTTAGTATCTAACTTATGTAGAATGTTTTTCAATGTGGTTAAATAATTATTTTCATATTTAATTTTGTGAACATTTAAACGTTTAGTTTTATTTTTAATTAATGATACCGTATCATTGATAGTAGTGTGATTACCGTAATCAATTAAATAAACATCATATAAACAATTACTAGCAATAGCACGTTTTGTTTTTAAAAAGTTTAAGTTACGTAAGTGTTCAATAATTTTTACATATTTTGTATCTTCAGCAAAGGTTTCTTTATTGACCATAAAGGTAGTACCCCAATGACTCCATTGTGTTCCAAACACATGTACCATTGACATTTGCCACGGGTTAGGATAATAATTAAATTCAAAATCAGTATAATCTAATTCACTGTTTAATATCCAACACAATTCAGTTGTAGATTTGTTGATACAGCGATTGATGGTCTCAACCCAACTATTTAAGTAACGTGTTTTTTGTAGCGTTGGGAACTGTGTTTTAAGTTGTTCAAATCTAGTTAATGATTCTTTATTACCTTTGTCTACAAAAAATGCATCAACTGGTTTAAACAGTTTAGATAGATATTCTTCATCTAATTTTACATTTTCAACAAAGTTTATATCTCTGTAACCGTTATGCCACATTTTACTGTTAACTAGATATGTGTGTGTTGTTTCGCTATCAGGTGATCCAAACACATTGATATTGAATGCTTGTTCTTTAGTAGGATGCCAATCAAAATTAAATGTAGTATAATCAATATTTTTACGCAAAGCCCAAAATATTTCATCTTTGTGTGCTTCTATCAATTTTTCTAAGGTGGTTTCAATATAATATTGTGGATATTGAATCTTATTATCAGATAATAATACATTTTCTAATAACACAACATGGCCATCATTACCCGGTGTAATATATTTAGGTCCATCTTGTAAATGAATATCCTCTAATACTGTACCAAATTGATAGATATAGGCAGGACTAGTAGCATCAGGATGCCAACTAAAGTCAAATTTTGTATCGTCAAATCCTGCAGGTATAATCCAATTTGTGTTGTCAGGTAATCGTTTAGATTTTAATACATCCAGATACTTAATTGGGGTATCAACTGTAGACCCGGGAGGTGTGTATATAGGACCATTTGTTTTTTGCCATTGTGTACCAAATTGGTATATTAAAGGATCATCATTAATATCAGGATGCCAACTAAAATCAAACTCGCTAACATCTAATCTAGATGGCACACTCCAATATGTCATATCCGGTTTTAGTTTTGCTACAGGATAATCCATGTATTTGATATCGGTTGCGCCATTTGCAATATATTTAGGTCCACCTACTTTATCCCATGTACTTGAAAACTGATAGATATAGGCAGGTTCAGTTGAATCCGGATGCCAACTGTAATCAAATTCTTCTACGTTAACAGGTATATCCCAATTTGTTTTATCAGAAATACGTTTGGCTTTAAGTATATCCATATATTTTACGGGAGTATTTTCATTACAGCCCGGTGCTGTAAATATAGGACCGTCTGTCTTTTGCCATTGTGTGCCAAATTGATATACAAAAGGATCATCGTTAATATCAGGATGCCAACTAAAATCAAACTCACTAGAATCTAGGCCGGCTGGAATAGACCAATGAGTCATATCTTGTTTAACTGTTGCAATAGGATAATCTAAATATTTTATTTCTGTAGCACCCTCTACAGTGAATTTAGGTCCACCTGTTTTACTCCAGGGACTAGGGAATTGATAGATATAGGGAGATTCAGTACTATCCGGGTGCCAACTAAAATCAAATAATTTTTGATCCACATTTCCAGGTATTAACCAATTGGTAAATCTCCAAGCTATAACTTCTGCTCTAATAACATCTATATATTTAATTTCTGTTGCACCGGGAACTACATATCTAGGTCCACCTGTTTTTTGATGTACCGTTCCAAATTGATATATGTAGGGAGGATCATTAGGATTAGGTTCCCAACTAAAATCAAAACTATTTTTTATAACATACGGAGGTATTTCCCAATTATCCATACACTGTTTACGTGTAGCACGTTCTTCCATGTACTTATATTCTGTTGCACCTTCAACAACATATTGAATAGAAATTTTATCTGCAGGGTTATTCCATTGATTCCCCCATGCATATATAAATGGAGGACTATAAGGGTCAGGTTGCCATGAATAGTCTATTCCATCACTATTTTCTAAATGAGTAAATCTAGCACTGTTGGGCAATAACTCTGCCTTCATTGAATCATCGTTAATATATTTTCGTTTAGTAGCTCCTGGTACATGATACTCAACAGTTGGCATAATTTCACCAGGATATAGTGTATTACCAAATACATAGATGTATGCGGGTTCATTTGGATCTGGTCTCCAGCTAAAGTCAAATGTAGACTTATCTATAGATTTCCATATTTTCCACTTGTCCCATTCAGGTAATAATTCTACATCATCGTACATGTATTTTACAGTAGTAGCACCTTCAACATGATATTCTACACAATGTTTAAGTTCTGTCGGGTAGAATTTGCAACCCCATTTATATATGTAGGGAGGATCGTATGGATCGGGCTCCCAACTAAAATCAAATTTTAATTCATCTATTTTTTCTAATATTACCCAATTATCATTTTTAATGTTTTTTCTATATATAGGTTCAACATCAGCACGATATATAATAGTATCAATATCTTGTTTTGGACATAACCATGTACCACTATCTTTATGACGGTTGCTTGGCCATACGTTATTATATTCGCTAGTCCAAACTTCGTCATCAGGTAAAAAATCAAAATCCCAATCCCAATCAAATTTAGTATAATCACAATATTCATTGATTATCCAAAAATGTTCTGTAGTACATTGCTGTCTAGCGTCAGCTAAATCAATTGCATGTTTTTCTCGGGGGTGTGCGTTAGGTTTATTACCGTAATAAAATACATCTCTTATCATTTGATTATTTAATATCGTATAGTATTATTAAATAATTCTTTTATGTTTCCACAAATCAATAGCCATGTCCAATCCGTCATTTAAATTAACTTTTGGACTCCATCCTAATAATCGTTCTGCTTTTGCATGGGTAGAATTTAATACATATATCTCACCATCACGTTTTGGTTTAGTATTCCAATTAACTAAACCTTTCCAGTTCAACTTACTTGCAATCATATTAACTAATTCTTCAATTGTAACTGCATTGTCGGGTCCACAACAAAAGAATTCTTTACGTGATTTATCTGGATTTGCTAGCACTGCTTCATATAAGTCTAGTAAGTCATCAATCCATAAAAAATTCCTATAGGGTTTTCCATACCCCAAATTAATTTCATTTGGATTACTTAACATTTGTGTGATAATTTGCTCAACTACAAAGAAATCATTATCGTTTCTACCATATGTATTAGTCTGTCTTAATGCACAGAAAGGGAAGTTAAATGCCCTACCGGCATATTCTAAATAATGTTCACAAGCAAGTTTAGCTACAGCATACGGAGCATTGGGATGTTGTTTAGTTTCTTCAGTAAACACTGGTAATACAAACTCTTTACCATGTTCAATTAAATCACTTTCTGGTTGCCATCCATAGGTTTCCATAGTAGAACTAAATAAAAATAATTCTAGGTTCTTAAGTTTTCTTGCACATTCAATAAGATTAACTGTGCCTACATAATTAATCTCGCTAAAAGTAATTTGTTCGTAAAAACTCTTTTCAACTTCTGTTCTTGCTGCCAAGTGTATAATCATGTCTGGATTAACTTCTTGCAAACGCTGGTCTACTTTTGCCAGCTCTAATAAATCACAACCCAAATCATATATTTCATATTTGTGTTGTAATCTTTTTTGTAGATATCCACCTATAAATCCACTAAGTCCCGTTACTAATACTTTTTTCATTTTTTAATCCTTTTAAATAATTTTTAAATTCTTCTACCCTAGCAGACACATGATTTTTATTATGTGTTACAATATCAATCCATTCTTCCGACATTTTATTTAAATCTTTGTTTAAACATATATCTTTAACAATTTCTGTTATACGATATACTCGGTGTGAATGATTAGTTATGGTATCATAATCTTCATCCCAAAATTTATCAAATGTTTTATACCCGGCTATCTTAATATGTTCTAATGCATGTGGCACCGATTGTAATATAAAAGGATGTTCATATAGCATAGCTCTGATAATCTTTTCTGTATAAAAAAATCCCGTTTTCATGTCGGTTGCTTCGTCAAATCTACTTTCTGATACAATGCTAAAATATGACCTGTCATAATATTCTGCTAAATTTTCTTTATTTGCAAATCCCATCCATGATCCGGTGTACGTACTACGGTTTCTGTCTGTCAGTGCTGATTGGTCAAGAACGGATGGTTGCAAATCTATTTCATCAATAATCTTAATCCATTCTTCATTTTTATATGTATGTTTTATATAGTCATTCAATGGTAAACTGGTTGAAGTGCTTTCGGCAGGAATTGATATAAACCCATACTTATTTAAATCTTCTTTTGTAAAAGTGACATGTGACATCAATCTATCTAATGTGTATCGCCTAGCCAATTTAATAAATTTTTTATCTTTTTCACACTTAGTTGGGTGATACTGTGGTAATTTTTTTAGACTCCATATTTCAGCCATTGGCATATGTATTAAATTGTTTCTATATAATTCATTTAGTATTCCTAATATGTCCGGGTGAAATATAGAAGTTGACCATATATAAAAATCCCTACAGGTTCCAAATTCTTTCAGGAACAGATCAAATATTCTATTGATAACATCTATCTCACAATCAGCCCAATTATGCGAAATAATTATTTTACATTTTCCTTTTGTCCATAGTTCAATAATGTTTTTAGGGATATGTTCTATCCAAATTCCTCTACCACTTCCATAATACAATGATATTATATACTTTATATTATGTTGTATGTTAATATTATAAACAATAGTTCCTTGTTCAGAGTAATAATCTATGTTATTTACAAGATCACTATGGTGAACATGCATATAATCTATTCCTAGTATTGCATTTATAGGTGAATCTGTAAAATATGTCATCCCTACCTTCATAGGAGTTTTGTAATAATGTGAGATATATTCATTGTGAGACATTCCCAACGAGTTGGGGATGGGTCCATGAGGACCATACTCATTAATTGCATAAATTAATTTCATTTAACTTTTCTTTGAAATAGGGATGTCAGCACCACAACTGCATCTAACAGAATCACATATTACCGTTCTCAATAAACTATTCCAATCTATTTTCTTATGATCTTTTACATTACCAATAATACCACCCACTTCACAATTTCCTCGTTTAATGTGACCATACTGATGTATAAACATACTTTCAGTACCTATTGCACATCTAAAATCAAAGAAATTTGTTTGTCCTTTGTTAATCAGCATTTGCGGACTATTAATTACTTCTGACGTACTATCTTCATATGTAATGACGGCATTACTTGAATATTTCCTAAACAAAGGATTAGTTTCTAATATTTTTACTGCAGTAGTTTTTGTAGCAACAGTTTTAAAATTCTTAAAAAATTCAGACTGTTCAGGTGTGTACTTAAGATCAACTAGCTTATTTTTAGAAGATCCATATTGGTCATCAATGTACACTACTTCTAATCGGGCAGTAGTTTCATTCTTTATTCTATCAATAAACTCAATGCACTTATCCCAATATAACGGATCCATCATCAATCTAACAGTTACCATAGTTAAATTTGATGCTATCTTAACTTTTTCTATCCATTCATCTGCTGTATTATTTGGAAATTCTTGTGCTGGATGAAAGCTACAACCAGCATATGATAGATATTTGAAGTTCTCCTCAATATAGCGTGGTGTCCTAGCTAGATTAGTAGTAATACCTATATATCCACCTAGAGTATGAATTTTTTTAACTAGGTCCGGGAAGAACGGGCTCAGTGTAGGTTCTCCTCCGCTTAGAGAAAACAATAATTTTTTATTTAAATTAAGTCCGTAGAATAAAAATAGATCGTCTAGAAATGGTTCTACTACATCCCAATCAAATAAATGATTTTTACCTTCATGTAATACCGGAGGACAATATCTACAGCTATAGTTGCAAATATCATTTAATATCCATGTAATTATAGCCCAACTTTCATTTTTTATTTCTATAATCTTTTTCCCTTGAAGTGGTAATGGGCCCTTCCAATGAGGGATCCTACTAGTAGTAGGATTTGTATAGGCTGCAGTCATCTGTGTGTCAGATACAATTTCCACAGATTTTACACTTGAAAAGGGAGTTAAATCCATTTTTAACCCGCCGGCATTTTTGTATAGGTCATCCTCTTGAACTTCATACAAATGACCAATTAATAAATATCCTTCTCTATTGCGATGGTCACCAAACTTCCATCCATGTTGTTCTAATCCTACTTTTTTAAATCTGTGATATTGTTTTGTTTTATAATCCGGAGTAGCATTGTCAGCACCTAATAATGCCATAATTTCATTTGACCAAGTAGTTTGTAGTACAACGGCATTTTCTTCTGCGGCGCGGGTGTCTTCATCTAATACAATATGAGAAATATTTTTTCCTAATGTGTTGTAACCTAATACCAAATCGCCAAATCTATAATAAGGAAAAAACGATGCGCTATCTTCTTCTGTTATTTCATAATCTAGTCTAGGATCGTAACTCATCAATATATTAACATTTGAGAAGGTTGGTAAGTTATTACGTTGTGGTATACTGGTATTAAAAAACATCTCTAACGTATGAATCGTATCATTCAACTGTAAAAAGGTCGTGTGAAATTCTTCATTAAATCGTATACCAGGCCATCGTACAGCTTGAGGATCGTCCTTATCTAACCGTTTCCATGCATCGTCCCACCAATTTTTAGATAATTTCTCAGCTAATCGGTTGCCATATATTTCATATTCTTCATGTAGATAATTAAGAGTATCTTGGTCTATTACTGTTGCCCGACGTATTTCTCTATCATAAAAACTATTTAAATAATCAATAATACGATTAATTTTGTCTATTTTGCCACGATCGGTCAGTGTATCTAACGTATATGTATTACTGCGGGAGAATTTGACACTTTTTTCTCTTATACGTTTTTCACTAAAATTCATTTTTTCAAATGCTTTAACCCATTTTTTTGCTAATTCAGTTTCAAATAACCTGAAATATATATCATAGTGTTCCCATGTTGTAGGATTGACGAGGGTAATCCGTACATTTTTATCTTCTAGAAATCGTGCCATCTTAGATCCTTAACTCACTGTGTATTTAATACACTGAGTGCTACTGTCAATTTTTTAACATTAATATTGGTTATTAATAGGATAGATTTTTGGCTTTTTGGTATCTGCTGTAATTAATTTATGTTTAGGGTTTGCCGAACACAATGCACATTGTGGTATATGAGTTTTTGAAATTAAATTGTTCATAAATTTATCTAATTTTTCACCACTCCAGTTATGTTCAGCGGGGGCATAACTATCTATTAACTCTTTTTGATTTGTAGTAAGTGTTACATGATACTGTTCCATAAATTTTGGTATTACTCCTATAGGAGCACATTTGTACAATTTGCCATCCATCATATGATGACAGTCTTGCATAATACAATTTTTAAAGGCTTCTTTAGGATCACTCTCATGTAGGGAAAATTCAGAATTTTCATATTTTAAACTACTATCTTTAAAATGCCATGAGGGGATTAGTCTAGATTGTATGTTATTACGGTCTGTATATCTAAACATGGTAACTGAATGATCTTCATTTAAACAATCATTCCATACTTTGTTACTATGAATTTCTTTTTTTATGTCTTTGTCTAAAAACGATTCTAAATTTGTAAACGCATTTACCCAAGTACTCGGATCATGATGACTAACGTCCAATCCAACCTTACCTTTATATTTTAAAATTTCTTGATACAAATTAGGAACGTAATTCAATCTTGTTCCGTTGGTTACAATAAGAATATTTGCATTAGGCCATAAGATTTTTAGGCCTTCAATCCATTTAAAAAGATCCGGATTGAGTAACGGTTCACCACCTATAATGCCAATAGTTCCTATAGTTAATATCTTTGACCAGTTACTGTATGCTTCTTTAGCATCGTCCCAACGATGATGGCCTTTAAAGGCATAGTTATTAAATCTATTACAATCTGTACAATTTAAGTTACAAACGTGTGTAATATAAAATTCAGTGTAAATTAAATGATGTTTCATTAATTTATCCTTCTTTAGTTGGAATCTTTTGATTCACATCTCTATTATTTAACAGATTTATTTTTTTGTCTTTTAAATTTTAATTTTGATATGTTTAACAGGATTCCATTTAAAATCCCATTCTCTATTTTTTGTATGATATAGTACTGATCCAATACTGCTACTAGGGTCGCCTGGGTTAGGTAAACTCCATCTATATTTGAACAACGGTTCTACTACATTTTCATTTGCTCGGCTATTCATAGCACATCCACCCATATAAACTAAACAATCTGCACCTGTTAACTGTACAGCTAATTGCATAACTTTACTTACTTCTATTTCAAAACGTTCTTGTACTGATGCGGCAAGGTCACATTGTTCTTCTGTGTGTAATATCCAGTCCTGCACACCTTTATGAAAATTATAATTTAATTTTAGCGTGTCCGAACCAAAATAATTAGATACTTGTATACGGAATCTTTTAGGATTACCCTGTTCTGCCATTTGTTGTAATAAGTATTCGTCTTTAATTGGCGTTAATCCAACAAGTTGTGTAAATGCGCTATAGAATAATCCTAGACTATGTGGATAACCACGACTCCATACTTTTTTCATTTCTCCGTGTTTTGCTTCCCAAATAGTAGCACATTCAAACTCTCCTATAGCATCTAGTACAACAACAGCACAATGATTAAAAGTACTAGTATAATAACCCGCAGCCGCGTGACTAGCATGATGTGGGGTATATCTTACAGGTGCATAATGTAATCTAGTTTTATTAAGATATCTTTTAGGAAGGACATTCATATCTAATGCGGTATCATATTGACCGGCATAGACTTGTCTTGCTTTTTTAACCCAAGGTCTTTCATACCAAAAGATATTATTAGGAGCTCCGTAATAAAGTGCTTCTGTAATAACTGAAGTATCTAATTCATCTGTTGAGCAGTTATACCATGATTTAAGTTTGTTATTATTAAAAATAGCTAAACTTGAACCGTGATTAAGAGCATTGATTCCCCAATGTATCATTTGTATATAAACGGATCTTGTTTACGTAATTCATCAAGACGGCGTTTGCGTTCTTGCCTTGCTTTATACCACTTTAGTGGTCTTAAAATATAATAAAAAAATTTATTCATAACGTATCCCCATAATAAAAGTTTTCATAGCGCCAATTCTTGTAATCCAGGTTGATAATTTAACACCAACTCAACTAATCTATTACCTACTTTTTTATTTAATTCTTCTGTAAAATGATTGCTATACTCATTTCCTACCAAAGACATATCAACTAGATTTTCTTTTACAGTCATACCGTTTTTAAATATATATCCATGATCAAAACACCGTAAGTGTATTACGCAGGGAATTTTATAAACTTCTACAAGATCATCTAATTCTTTAAACCAAGAAACCATTGCCCATTTACAATAATCACGGGACCAAAGTTCTTCATAGTATAATTGTCCGGCTTTAGCAATTGCAAGATTTTTTATTGGATCAATGTGTGTTCCCTCAGGATTATAAAATTTACCATTCTGGACACTACGGGAAGTAAGCCCATAATCATAATCATTGGGTATCCTATTAGGTTCAGTATGGCATAATAGTAATACTTTTGGTACATGTAATTGTAATTCCTTTAATAGTCGTTTGCGTACGCTCCACCAAGAAGCTCCGGCAAATCCATATCCTCGAGTTTTTTCATTGCTGTTGGATAATTTTTGAGAAACTATAAACGGCCAATGAGTCGGTAGTGATCGTAATTCGGCAAAACTATCACCTAAAATTAATATATCTTTATGTTCAAATTTCATTTTTAACCAATAATTGGAATCTTTTGATTCACATCTCTATTTTGAGAACCTATAAAATTAAGTTCTCCGCAAATTGCACTGCATCTTTCCAATCTAATATCAGAATTAAAAGATTTGTCTAATATACTAAACCAAGGACCGTTTACAATATCATGCAATTTAGTGTGATGTATGTTAGCAAGATGCTTTCCGCCAATTGTATCCCACATTGACTGCATCATATATTTATCTGAATGCGATTCTGCTTCTATTCCGTAAAGTCTATCTTGCAACCAACCACATGGAAATACATTACCGTCTGCACTTATATAAATATGATTTGTTTTCTGTGAATGGCACTCAACTATAGTATTACCAAGATATTGTTTTATAGACCCGTGTTCAGTTGCAATCTTCTTTTGGTCTACATAAATCATATTTTGATAATCTACATTAGTAGGTAATTCTAAATAGCGTTCTACTACACCTTGTTTATTTTTCACAGGCCATTGCATAATGAATTCGTGTTTCTTATTGAAGAATCTAGCTGTATATTTTACTCTAAATTCTTTGAAACCTAACTGACTACTTAATTCTCTCGCTTTATCAACTTGATGTTCATTGTGTCTAAAAATTATAAAATCCCATATAGCTGTGCCACCGTTGTCAATATATATTTTTACATTTTTTATTATCTTTTGCCAATTAGTATCGACCCTATATAAATGGTTAGTATCTTCTAATCCATCTATACCGAAACCAATCCAATCTACATATTTGCCTGCTTCTTTCCAAAATGATTTAGTTTGTAAGCTGCCATTGGTATGCAACGCTACTACTAATTTGGGATTAACTTCTTTTAACCATTGACATATACGTATTAAATCTTTATTCATACAAGGATCACCGTATGTTCCACAGAAATAAACTTCTTCTAATTGCTTAATAAACTCAACAGGTAATATAGATTTTGCTGTTTCTAATGTTACATTTATCAACGGCAGACTTGATACAGTTGCGCCACCGTAATCATTACGGGGGCATTGCGGGCATCGTGCATTGCAATGAGTAGATATTTCCCACTCAATCTTTTTAATATTGTTATAATTAAATGGCATGTTCTAATAACCTTGAAATACAAACTCTATTTACTATACCACCTCGGTTATAATCACTGAATGAATTATCCCCTAAACCAAATATTACACAATCTGTTTGTTGAAGATTGTGTGTTTCACATACAGTTTTATACGTTTTTCCATAAGTGTCCCAATTATAATCTGCAGAAAAAGTATTCATTAATGCTATTGCTAATTGCATAGGTATTTTTGGAGTCATATCTACAGAATTGTATATATCAATTCCATCATCATTGTCATATCGTTGATAACGTATTCCACAACGCAACCACTGAGCACCATCAAATGCTTTACTTAGACTAAAACAAATGGTATCAATACATGTATAATTCAAATTTAAATTGATATTCTTAGTTATAGGATAATAGGCCATGTCTAATAATACAGGTATGCCTAAATCTTCACACTTATCTAGCAACGAGTTCAACTCGGTATGCATAGAACCGGTATCACTAAACGGTACTGATATAATCAGTGCATCACCGATCATTAACTGCTCAGTATTTAGCCATTCCCAGTTGAGATTGTGTTTCATTGATGCTCGGTGGTACATGAACTCACCTTGAAAAAATCTAAAACGTAGTTTGTTATATTTTAAATAAAAATGATCAAATGCTTGAATAGTACCACTTATAAACTTTTTATTTGTGTAAGACTCTATGTTCTCTAAATGATTATTTTTACTAGCTTTGATCCATTTGTCAAACACATCAATATAAGTATCATATACACTTAGTGTGGCATCAGTTTTTGTTGAATTAATTAATTTTACTACATGCTTATTTGGTACAGGAATAGCGTTCTTATTAAACATCATTTAAAATCCTATAGTAATCTGCATACAACTCAGCAAATTTGATAGGTCTAATAGAATCTAATTTATTGATATAGTCCATAAAAGCCGCGAACTTACTACTTTCATCAACACTATTCATGTATTCAATCTGAGATTTGATTCTATTTTTCCATCGTTCGTTGTTATTTAACTCAGTAAATGATTCCCAATGTTGAATAATTTTATTTTTAACTTGCACAGGTAATACAGTTGTAGACATATATTTAGGCCAATGAGTCGTACCAATGGACATTAATCCCTGGTTACGTTTACATATCTTTTTCCAATCGCGGCCTATAATACTTTGTGCAAAATCAGGTATATAATATATATTCATGGCATGCACTGTGGTTAATAGGCTAACTACAATGTTATTTCCAGTTTCGTCTAACCTATCAAGATTTTTTGAAATTACATTCCAATCAGCAGGATATCTAATGTAATCATTACGGGTACCCCAATCATCTAAACTAACCATGATTTCTACTTCTTTAAAGTTATTCCATAACTCAATAAACTTCTCATTCAGTATAGTACCGTTAGTATGGTAACGTAATTCAATATTTTTGCTAGCACCGGACTCTACTAATTTAGTAATGAATCTTTCGTGGTCTTTAATTAATAATGGTTCACCGCCACCGAAGATAATATGTCTAATGTCACCTATAAACTCATCTAATGAATTTTGTGTTTCTAATCTTTCAAACCAATCAAAACAATCAGTAGTAGTGATACTATTTGCTTTGTACTGCCAATCTCCTTTAGCTTCATGGTTAACTAAAATAGTAGATAATTTCTTACTATCTTGTAGCCACTTACTACTATCTCTAGGACGACACATTACACATTGTAAGTTACATGTGTTTCCTAATCGTAAATCTAATGATAAGGGTTTGAAATCTACACTACCGTCTGGGTTAGTTGATGTGATCAATTGTTCAATGTATTCAGTGCTTATTTTACGTTGCCATAAGCCATTTTCTATTATTCTATGACTTCTAATGCCACTAGCTTCTTCTTTCCAACAGCTATTACATTGCGGTATCTTTTCACCGGCTAAAAATTTTAGTCTAGCGGATTTGAATTGTTCGCTGTTCCATACTTCACTGGGAGTTTGTTGATTAAGATTTAATCCAACCTCAGGTGATGCAATGCAACAGAGCGGTACATTGCCATCGTTCCAGCTAGCTAAATGAATCCAGGGCTGGATACAAAAGTTTTCGTTATCAATCATTCATAAGCCCTGCTATTCTAGGGTCTAAATCTTTAATAGTTTGATTTCTATGTTGGTCAAGACTTAAGGTAAACGTCCTAAAGCGTTCTACTTCTTCTTTCCAATTTTCTGTTCTAGGTTGTTGCAATAATCCTATTATTCCGTTTAAACTATTCATGGTCATATGATTATGAACCTGCATATAATTATCTCTATAAGCAACTAACTCATCTAATGCTTCTTTTTTAAGTTCATTTGGTAATATATTTACATTTAAATGATGAGGATGAGTATTCACTAAAAAATCTATAAAGCTATTTTTATTAAATTTGTTATTTAAATCCTCTACCCATTTAATGATGTTAACCAAATCAAACACATTATATACTTGTACTGTAGGGGTAATGCCTAAATGTACATTTGGCATCTGTGCTAATTTTTCAATATTACTGCTAATCTGTGTCCAATCGCTAGGTGCACGGATATATTCATTTACTATACCCACACCGTCTAAACTAGCATTAATATTAACAGTATCAAACTGACTAATTAATTCTAAAAAGTTCTTATTGATATTGGTACAATTTGTATTGAAAAACAACACAATATCTTTTCTTCCCTGCTCAATACAACTTTTCATAAATTTAAAGTTGTTCTTAATTAATGTAGGTTCTCCACCAGTCATATACACTTTTTTAAGATGAGGGATCAGACTAATAACTTGATCCCACATTATGTCATGGTCAAACCATTGTTGATCATCCATTACATTAGTAGGGAATTTACCAAATGTTTTTTTCCAAACATCCGTATATGCAGTATTATTCTCAGCAATTTCTATATGTTCTTTAAAAATTTGACTGCTATTCCAGGGATTGCACATCCTACATTTAAGATTACATAGATTACCTAATCTTAAATCTAGGTACACTAATTCGTCATCTAACTTGCCATCGTTTTTTATAGCTTGCTGAACCCGATCATTTAATTTTTCTTTGCCTAAACGCCATTGCCATTCGTTAATAGAATGCTGTCTATTACTAGTCCTACCATTTTCTTCTTGCATGTAGCAGACAGCACATCCTTCAATCTTATCACCGGCTATCATAGACTTACGAATGTTTTGCATATCTTTGCTATTCCATGCATCGTGTATGAAATTGTCTTTGCATGTATAAAATGATTTATTATCTTCTTTTTTTAATTTGTTATGTGAACCTTTAACCATACAACAGTATCTAACCGTCGTATCAGTATTGACCATAATACTAACAAACGGGACAGCACAAAAGCTTTTATTATTTTTATCCATTACCAACCTTCAATCTTTCTAATTACATCCATCTCAGTTACTAAAGGACCACGATTGTATTTGTCTGCACCGTAATGACGTTTAAAAAATTTACTTTGCAGACTATCCAATGTAGCCATTGGCAGTCCTAGTTTATCATGTAGTGCGGCTCCTAGTAACGCTGATTCACGCACAGGATTTCTATTTACATGTTCTTCCCACAATGTAATATAGTTATCAAACCATTGAACATTAGTGTGATCCCATTGAGTAAGCATGGTCATGTATGTGCCTAGACGTGCGCCGTATATTGCCCATTCACCGTTCTCAACATCCATACCAACATTATGCCATATGGTCAGATTGTCTAAGTTACGACTTGCTACTGTTTCTTTAAATTGATCCACAGTAGGACGAGCACCTCTATCTAAACTCATCTTAACACCTTCACGAAAGCCGGCACGCCATGCTTGAAATGGTGTCATGTTTGGATATGTAGTTGAATAGCAATCCCACATTGCCCAATATAAATTGTCATCTCCGCCCATACAGAAGTCAGCAATACGTGATACGTCACCGTCTTTTTGATGTTCGTGTGTTTTCATATTGGCAACATATTCTTTAGTCCAACTACTCATGCCACCATTGCCGTAACGTAGTCCGTTAATGTTGTTAATTGCTTTCCAACGAAACTGTGCTCGTTTGAATGATTCATCCTTACCAGTAAAGTCTAACTGAATGTTGAAGAAACTTTCTTCTGGCATGTTGTCTCCGTCAATTAGAATAAAACGTTCGGTATCACTTGCTTCACCTGCGGCTTTATGTGCGGCGTCACTACCTTTAACACTATCAACACGTTTAGCCCATGGCACCATATTTTTTATTCTAAGCCAAAATTCTTCTTTTTGTGGTTCATCATAACTGAGGTAGATGCAGTCTAAATCGGCTACATCAACGATATCATCAGAGTTCATATGTTTTTAATTTCCATTTAGTTATGTTATTATAAGGACTATCTACTACGATACTTAAATCTTCGCTTGCACATTTAGTACCATTGTCATCATGTATTAATTTAGACACAATCGTTCCTGTTCTATAACCGGCTATTTTGCCATCAATAACTTTGATGTCAGGCCTCCCTCGGGCATATGTGTCAGTATCTATTACAATATAGTTACCTTCAGGTTTTTCGCACGTGTAAAATAACACATTACCACGTTCATCATAATATAATCTGAACTCGGGTTTAATGATAGGAGGAGCCTCCCAAATTATAAACTCTTCCATTTAATAACTTTCTAATATTTTATCACTAAATGTTTTAATATGATAGTGAAACGGATACTCTTGTGGATAAGTATTGATTCTAATTAGTTTTGGCAATACTTCATATACCAATGTTTTAGTCCAATCTTCACTGGGTATACCATTTACATATTGTTTCATATGTATCATACTCATCTCATCAAAGTTGGGTAATGTGGTTTTTTCTACTCCGACAATATGACAAGCCATGGCATATACCCAATCAGTTGATACTTCTTCATTAGGATTACATTTAATTATAGATTTATACTCTTCCCAATTCTCAAAAATATCTCTTACTATTGTGTAAAATAACTTTGCTGTTTCTGATTTTTTAAAATATGTTATACTATTATATGTGTCAGGCAGCATATTTTCATCAATGAATTTTCTATACACTCTAATGTCAGATAATTCACCTTTAAAATTTCTGATTTTGGTTGAAACAACTACATCGTTAACATTTAATATCTCCCACCAGTGTTCAATACTACGTGGGATAATCATATCAGCTTCTAATTTAATAGTTTCATCATAAGGACTACATTCATAAACTTGCCAATCATTGTGATAGCCTCCCAAATTACCATGTGGTAACATATCACTAGTGATAATGGTTACATTACTATTAGGCATAACCTTTTTGATGCTCAACTCTAATGCTTTAGCACAGTTAGTATAACTGATTTTATCAGTGTCTTGTGCCATTATTACAAAACCTCTGGTCATGCTATTAACTCCATAAAATTACTTTTATTCATAACATGAAAATCCATATCTTTAACTGTTATATATTCTTTACGTATTTTACCACGTTGCCAACTATCATACATTACTGTATATTCAGTATTAAATTCTGTATCGTTGTTCCTATATATACTTGTGTTTTTTCCCACATGTACTAAGTTCCAGGGGATAATGTCTCTTGTATTATCACTATGTCCATTTGCAATACGTAATGCAAGTGTTAGTGCATAGTCATTACGATATACTCCACCTACAAAACTGTGTATATCACAATAATGGTCATAATTCTTTTGTACCATTTCTAAACATTCAAAAATTTGTTTAGCCCTATTTGTCTTTTTAAAGGTAACTGCTGTAGCCCATAATGTTTTAAAACTATATGCACTTAATACTTCCTGTGCTACCCCCGGTTGCATCAAATAACTAGTAGTATCATGGCAACAAAAGTCATCATATATGTTAAATGTTCTTAACAGTTTATCTGAATTAACCATATAATCAGTATCTAACAATATAGTTTCGTCATATGGACTAAGTCCATATGCTTGATATCTCCCTTTATTAATCCAAATATCATGTTCACGTATGTTGTTTTTATCAGCATTAGTAACTATAACTTTGTCAAAGGTATATTGTTGTATAGAGGGTAGTGATTCTTCATCCGTAACTAGTGTTACTGGAAGATTTAAAAAATAATTAATGCGTTTAGCAGTAGCTACTGCCATTTTATAGTAATTGAACTTTGGGGAGTTAAACGCAAATAATATTGCACCTTTGCTCATCGGTTAGTCTCTACTTCTTTCCATTCTTTATACCATTCTAACATAACTTTACTGTATGTCTCTTTTAGTAAAGATAGTAATTGGTCACGTTTAACTTGTACTGGATTATCAAAGTTATCAATAAGAATTACAAAGTTATCATCCATTGCATTTAAAAAGGCAATGAACTCAGGGGTAGCTTTCCAAAGCCCACCTTGTTCGGCAATGATAAATTTGCCATCGTATTTGTCTTTGAGTTGCGCTTTTGCGCTATTGTGATTGAAGCGGGCTTTAGCCTCGCTGATTAAGGTTTTGGTATCCATAAACACTCCTGAAAGTATTTAGATGAATACAGTACTGTTGTGAAATTTTAAGATCCTGAGCTGGTACCTGCAATTGAAATACTACCCCATGTATTAGAAAGATATGTTGTTTCCGGTGGTCTGACTGTGACAGTAGTTGCGGAGCCAGTTGTTACAGTTAATCCATTTGGTATTTCATCCCACACAGTATAAATTGTAATAATATTACCTTTATCTCCATTAGATCCAACCGTACCATTAGTCTTTACAAATATATTAATATTTGTACTTAGATAGCCGGCCGGGCCGGTTGAAGCTGTTTGATAAAATACATTTGCATTAGCAGTTGTCCAAGCATAGTAACCACTATTAGTACTAATAGTAGGTGTACTACCACCTCCACCTATTTTAGTTACACCATTGTACGATGTACCCGTAACAGTTACAGCACCCGAAGTAGGAGCACTCAATACTACCGTACCGACGTTACTAGCTAACCCGTTTAACAATAAATTAATACCGGTGCCACTGGGATGTGTACAAGTAATTGCAAGTTGACCGCCTGAGTTAAAGAAGTATCTAGTTGCATCGCCATTGGCAAAAGTAACAGTGTGTGTAAATGTAACTGCATTAATCCATGTACTGCCATACGTGGCAGTATTTGCAGTAGTTCCACTTTGTGATACTGCATTTAATCTGTTAGTGTAAATTGTTTGTAAATTAGTAACAACGTTTGCGTTATATGTAATTGTATTTCCTGCAGAAGGTGCAGTGACACTAGTAATACTTGAGCTTTGATGTGACGCTGAGTTTGCAGTTTTAGTAATCAAATTAGCCCATTTTGCAGCGGTTACAGTATCACCGACAGCTACATTAGCCTCAGCCGTTTGTCCATACCCTGAGGCTGCAGAACCAATTGACCAAACTGCATTTAATGTATTAGCTGTAGCACCGGGCGATGCCCCCACAAAACCATTGTAGTCTGAAGCTTGGATTGTTCCATATTGTGCGTAACTCATCTTTTATCCTTTAATTGAAACAAACGCTTCTACTGTTCCGACACCGTCTGTTGTTTTATTTGCTAAAGCACGACCAATTACATTGAAAGATGTTGCTTCACCTAATGTGGCTGCCCGTGCAATTCCATTCCCTGCACTTACCAAACGTTGACCTTTACGAACTTTACCCGTAACTTTAACTTGCACACGACCACCAACAGCGATCGGTGGATGAGAAGAATCATTTCCTGCACCTGCATTCATTAAATATGCCGCAGTGTTTGATACTACACCAAATACATCTTCGCTTAATTCAGATACTACTGCAGTAATTTCGGCTTCTCCGCCCAATTCAACAACAGTGCCTGCATCATATATAGCATCTGCTTCAAAACGTTCTGCCAAGTCAGCATATGATGCTTGCAATCTTGCACCGCTACCTAGTAGCCATATTCCATTAATATTTCCACCGCCAGAAATATTACTTGTAGTAATACTGCTAGGCTGTAGTGTTCCTGTATATGTTGGTAAATATAATGCTACGTTAGCATTACCATAAGATCCTGTTGGGTTGAAAGGTGTACCATTTGCATAGTAATAGTTGTCAGTTTTAATACCAGTTACTGCAACTAAGTTACCGTTAGTAATAATCATTGTATTACCTGATGCACCACCATTTGCTGTCCAAGTACCAGTAATTGTTCCGGTATTAGTATTTGCTGCGCCTGCATTAATATTTGCTGTATTTAATGTAGTAACGTTACCTATAGTGATGTTAGCATTTGCAATTGTTGCATTAGCTGTTATTGTGGCTAAACGTACGGTAATGGTGTCGCCAGTAAATGCATTGGCAGCAGTGATATTATTTGCTTGTAGATTTCCTGTAACGGTAACTGATCCAAAAGTTGTTGTACCTGAACCACCTGACTGTGCTAATATAATCCAAGAACTTGCTGTTGTAGTTCCGTCTGCAGGGCATACACACAATGTATTAGCATTTGTGTTATACCATAATTGACCTCGCAATGGGTTAGATGGAGGAACTGTGTCTGCAAAGTTTTCCATTGCATGAACAAAGTTAGTATCAAGTGATTGACCATACCCGGCGTAGTTCCTGCCCGGTAAGCCCAATGATGTACTAGTTGTGTTTATAGTACCGTCAGCAATGGTTGTTAGTACTGTTCCATCACTCTTTACAATCGTATATGCCATATTAAATTACCCCGATATTCTGTTATTTATCTTAAATTGTCACTAAATTAGTCAAGCTTTGAATCCTGACCGTATAATCTATCTGTATTTGTCTATTCAAACTCTTTTGTACTGGGTGAAAAATCACATGTGTTAACAATCTAGTAATCACATTTCCATCACTATCAGTACCGTAATTTGCCAATAAACCCAACTCGTCAAAAACATAAGCCGAATCAGTTTGTGTACTGTTATCAAATGCATTTTGTCCTGCAGGCTCACCGTAGTCTAATAAACATTGAACTAAGATGTCAGTATAAACACGACCAGTAGTATGAGAAACTGTCATTTTATTACGTGTAGGGTCTAAATTGAAAACACTTGTATCGTCAACAATTTTAGCATAGGTTTGATTATATAGGGCTGCATTTTGACCAGTAGTATTTGGGGGTAGATATGTGATAACACCTGTTTCATCTACACTTGCACCACCGTTCCCAAATGCCATCTGATAAATCTCACCGTATCCACGACTGCTTAATGTATCAGCAATGGCTTCAGACATGTTTTCGTAGTTAATCGCATTATGCTTATCTACTAAAACTTCACCGCTATTAGGGTCATAAATCTTTAAAAACCCTTCTACTTTATATGATAGTGTTATTACTGACATTAGTTATCGCCTCTTGTTTGAACCAAAATCTCTTTAGTATTTGGATCAGTTATTTTTAGATGAGATGAAAAGTAAAACCCACCATGCTCGTCCGGTTTAGGACCATATTCCTGTACAGGTTTAGACTTATTTTCTTCTATATTATTACTCATATATTTATTTATCATTTAAGATATGGTCGTATTTAAGAAATATGCCGCATCAGTCTCGCTAATCTGTAACGGGTCTCCGTCAGTTACGTTATATATGTTGCTATTCCATGTTAAATTATAGTCTACACTAGGTAACAAATTATTAGATAATAATCCAAACATTTCAGAATATAACGGTATATAGCTTAATTCTGCAGTTCCGTTAGTTCCACGCTGTAATCCAGATATTGCATTTATTGCAATAGCAGTACCTGTACCCATACCTAATCCAGTAGCAGTAAACGTTAATCCTACTGTATTGCTTGATGCACCTATACTAGTAAAGTTTGTTGTTCCTACAGTTTCAATAATATACTGTTGTCCAATTTTGAAGTTTCCAGATTGCAATATTGGATTAACTGTTGTGAATTTAATTTGTTCTCCGTTAATATAAATTAAATTACCTTCAAGTGTTACAATAGCTAAACTATCACCAACAGTAACTTCATCATATATTTCTAGAATTGGAGATAAGTCTATGATTACTATATCATAATTAGTAGAATTTATATAAGCATTTGTCGTATTGTTATAAACAGTAACTTGAGAAATAATATTCTTGTCTGCTGTTAATCCTATACTTGTTATACCATTCACTGCAGCCGGTGCTACTACGTTTTGTGTAATCTGGTCAGTTATTTTAGTTACATCATCAACATATATTACTGCATCAGTATAATATATTGGTTGAACTATCCAAGTTCTAGTATTACTATTTGATCGGAATACTGAGCCAGTGCCATTTTTATTAACATTTTGTAAATATACTAATTGATTAGGTGTAGCACTAGATATCATACTAGTAATGATGATGTCATCTCCTGTGACAATCTCTGTCAAAATGCTTAAATTATTATTAGCATTTAAATACAACTGAGTTGAAGGGACCCGATATCCATTAATAGTAACCCATAATCTATCAACATTACTTTGTTCCCAATCACTATCTACTACAAATATACCATCTTCCCATATATATCCACCTGATAGATATGTTGATATACTAGTTACTGGATCGTTAACGGCTGATATACTTGATGAGTATGAAGTATTATATAGATCAACTTGAGTACTACTAATCACATGAACATAATATGTATTATTATTTAATTGAACTGAACCTATAGTCCCGTCAATACGTATTAAATCATTTGTAGTTAAATTATGAGCAGTAGAAGTAGTTACACGAACTGCAGGAGTTCCTCCAACATATGCTAACATAGTACCGGTAGCAGTTCCTGGATTAAAAGTTGAACCACTTAATGTTGTTGATATAGTAAACGTACCATCGTACGGATAAGTTACTGATTTCACATAGTAAACAGTACCGTTGGTTAATACATTTCCAAGTTGTGTTCCTTTAAATATAATTGTTTGGTCAACAATAAAACCACTAGTGTTAGCACATGTTAACAAATTACCAGTACTAGATACGGCAGTTACAATAGTAGATACAATAGGTGGTGTAATTTCATTGTCAATATTGATAATAGTTGATACTGTTTTATTTGTTATATCGTATTGAGTATTAAAATATTGACGTTCAGTTAAATTAAAACTTGTTACAGCAATAGTATCTAATGCTGACGGTGTTAACGGTGTTCCACCAATAAATTGTAAGGTGTCAGTACTACTATTAATGGTATATGCTGTATCAAGTAAACGTACTCCGTTTATTTCTACTATAGCATTAGTAGGATTATCACCACCAACAAAGTTTGTTAGAGTGAATGGTCCACTAGTACCATTACCTATAATAGTTTGTATTTCTGGGATAGTATAACCATATTGTGACGGATATGTCTCTCCAAATACAGTATATGCCAAATAATCTAACGTAACATCATACTGTGCAGAAAAAATCATTTTTGCAGAAATACCGTTATCTGCTATACCAAATGAATAGTCATTCGTAATTCCAGTTGCGCCACCTACCGCATCTGAAAGTGTAATAACAGTACCACCCAATGTAGCAGAGATAGTAAACTCATTACCATCAAAAATTGATTCAATATAATATACTGTTTGCGGTGTTATGTCATTTCCAAACATTGTGTCACTAAACACAATTCTATCTCCTACTGCCATTCCACTAGTTGTATTACACGTAATACTATTATTTGAACTGTTAGTTTGTGTGATTCTGTTAGTATGACCCAATATCAATTTAGTACCATTATGATATACAATAGGATCACTCCATACTGCACCACTACCGGTTTGTATTACAATATCCATTGAACCAGAATCGGTAGTTATGATAAATGTAGGTCCAGCTACTCCATCAGTTATTACATCTGAAATTGTAATTTTGTTTGTTACGGTACTAATAGTTTTAACATAATAATGAGTATCTGCTACTATTCCACCAAACACATCACCTTGGAATATAATTTGGTCATTTAAAGTAAAGTATGCAACATTTTCACACAATATAGTGTTATCGGTACTATCTGTCTCTGTTGCTATTACATTAATAGGTTCAGTTCCCGGTCTAATAACACCAGATCCAGAAGAACGTGTAGCTGTAAAGTTACAATTTAAATTAATTTCATTAAATCCAGTTACTGTATTAATACGAATAGGGTCAGTCTGACTATTAGATTTTTCTAGTTGATCACCGTTACCTACTTCGTAAACTTCTACCACCAGTGAGTCCCCTGCAGGCAAACTACTAGGTAATGTAATTGTTTTTACCAACCAATCTACAGTGAATGAGGAAGGTGAATATAACCTTGTAGATAATCCAGTTACACTATCTACTTGGAATACTGACAATTGCGCTGGGAATTCAACTAAATTATCAAAGCTAAAAGTTAATTGACCAACTGTTGGTGTAATCTGAGTAGATACTACATTGTATCCAACATGTTGATATGTTTCAACATCCCAGTTTGTACCTGGACGAGTTGTAACTATCATTGTTAAATTGTCAGATACTACACCAGGTACCAATTCTTCCGGACCATAACCTGACATAAAAGGATCGCCTTGAACGTCATATATTGTAGGTAGTGTGTCAAATACTCCTACATTAATCCAAGTTATTCCGTCAGCACTTTGTAATATAACATTATTATTACCAGCTATTACAAATTCATTATCAATGTTGTTCCATGTTATGCCATTTAAATTTTCAGTTGTTATATCAGAATCAGTTACATCTGTCCAAGTAACACCGTCATCTGATGACGTTAGTATTGCACCTGCTTGTCCCACAATTACAAACAATCCTAAATCACTTGAATATGCAACATCTTTTAAGTTGTAACTTCCTGTTCCTACATTTACCCAGTTACTACTATTAATAGATGTAAATATAGTTCCATTGTCACCTACTATGATAATAGTATTATTACCACTAGTTACTCCATATAATGTTTCTGCCGATCCAAAAGGTGTAATATTTGTCCAAGTTATTCCATCTAGGCTATTTAACACAACGCTTTGAGTTATTGTTGGTATTACGCTGTAGTCCGGACCATATCCTACTGCCACAAATCCATTAAAGTTATTGATAGTTATACCTGAAATACCGTATAAAATAGAACCGTAAAAATTATATACTTCTATCCAATTATATCCATCGGTACTAGATACAATATTATTACCAGTAGCAATATATTTTCCGTTTAAGTATGAAACACTATATAATTGTGTACTATCTATAGATACCGTACCGTCAACTAAGCCAGTAGTAGCCCAAGATTCTCCGTCAGTACTAATAAAGATAGGAGTTGCCGTGTTAGTAGAAGTTATTATATATTTTCCATTAAAATAACCAATGTCAGATAATCCTACCGGTTGTTCTGATAATTTATTAGAAGGCCACGATGTACCATTAACACTATTAATAATTAATGAATATGTAGGCGTATTAGCAGAGCCAATATAAGTAACTCCATCAAATAATATTGAAGCAGTATCTACTTCTACTGGACTAAATGCTTGGTCCTGTAATATAGTATCTAATGTGTATTCGTCTGCTGGCGGGAATGCATTACCTTGGTATGTGCTATTTGGATAAGTTATACCTTCTACTAATTGAGTTAAATCTAATCCAGGCATATTAGCTGTTGGTTGATAGTAACCCATAATTCTGTCTAACGCATTTAATTTTCTGCTATCGCTAGATAATAATTCCCATTTACCAAATATAAACTCAGTATCATTATTACTTACAATACATTGATAAACTCTGTTATTATATTTGACAATACTCTGATTGAAATAGAATGGTTCTGGTAATAACGTATAATCACCTGCAGTGTATGGGAAATCTATTCCACTAACTGGAATCTGTAATAAAGGATCACTGTATACTTCACACTCTGTAGCAGATATAACTTTTAAGTAATATTGTTCAACAGTTTCATTTGGAGTACCAGCGCAAATTACTGATAATATTTCTCCATTAGTATCTATCGTATTGACAGTCATTACTAAATCATTTGCAGGAGTAGTACCGGCTAATGCAGTTCCTAATATAGTTATAGTATTATTAATAGCATACCCTTCTCCAGCATCTGCAATATTTACGCTATAACCACCTAAAACCCAACTTACATCAAATTCAGGAACTAATGTAGGTGCCTGTGTCATTGTTACATTAGCTGACGTATCTGTTAATGGGAATTCCCCGCCCCCTAAACTTGCTGATACTTTAATATAAGGTTGTCCTGTAATACCCATTGTACCGTTTTCACCGGTTAAATCAACTTCAGTTCCTCCAGGAACATTAGATATTTTAAATTGAGTACTAGTAATTGGTGATACGATTGTATCTATTATATAATAGGTTGTGTCTAAAACTACACCTCCTAAACCAGTACCAGTAAATGTTACAGGCATTTCATTATAGAATCCCGCTGTACTTGTACAAGTTAATACATTGCCTGCGCTAGTAGAGGTTACTGTAGTTTCTACTATCCCATTTGCTACAATCCAATAAGTAGTTCCACCAGTCAATCCGCCGTAATTACTAGCAAATTCTACTGGCATGTTATTGTATATGTTAGTTAATCCACCACTGGTAGTAGTTACACTTAAATAATCACCGTTAGCTAATGCATTATCTATAGTACGTACTAGTAGATTACTGTCAGTTCCAATTAATCCTGTATATGTAGAAGATGTTGGGTAGAATGTAAACTGTTGTCCTGTAATTTGTCCTGGGCTAACCGGTAAACCGACATTGCAAATCATTGATCCTGTCGCAGTTGTCAGTTGGACAATGTTCTTTTGGTCTGTACCTAAACATGTGCCGGTTACATTACTAGGGCCAAGATTAAATGCTCCTCCATTAATTACAGTAGAAACTTGAAAATTATTACTATCAATTACCGCACGTACATAATAAGTTGTACCACTAATTAAATTACCAAAATCTGAAACTACTGAGCCACTAATCACCATGTCAGTAAATATTATTGGGTCATTAATTGATAAGCCCAATGTACCGGTACACGTGATATAATCAGTACTTGCAATCACGCCTGTTACATTAATAATTAACGGGTCCTGCACTGTAGACATAGTAAATGTGGTACTATTAACTACTGTAGTCACATAGTATTCTTCATTTTCTATGATTCCACCAAATACACTACCTGTAAAGAATATTGGTAAATTAGTATAGAATCCAGTAGTACCTCCTAAACCAGATCCCGTTAACGGAATTGTTATTGTATTTGTTACTGCAGTGGTATTAGTGGTATTTAATATGCCAGGATAGAATAATGTAACAACTGCAGTATTAGTAACTTCACCTACGTATAACAATAGGCCAGCAGAACTAATTGTAGCAGTATTTAAATTAAATGTGCCTCCACCGATTGCGGCAGATATAGTAATATCAGTATCATTCAATATGGTTTTTACATAGTATGTTGTACCATTAACTAATAAACTATTGCCTACTGCACCCTGAAATTTAATTGGCATATCAACATAGAAACCAGTTGTAGGACCAACACCACCTTCATCAGGAGCACCACCGGTTGAAGGAGCAATAGTAATTATATCACTAGTTCCTCCTGTAGTTGATACTACATTTCTTGTACGTGAGCTCCAATTTAAAGTTTGGTCATTAGTAACACCTTCTATTTCAAACACTGCACCCTGGGCACTAGCTAAGATAGTATCAATTGATGGTTGAGTAGATTCTAATGTTATACTTGAACTAGATATTCTTACTGAATTGTTGTACAATCCTGCATAAAAACTGCCATAGAATTGTCCACTTTGCCAATCAGATAATTCTGAAGTATAACTTGTTCTATCAAATCTCAATGCTATTTTATTTTCTCTAATTGGAACTGCAGTTGACACACAGCTAGCTCTTGCACTAATACTTAACAAGTTATTAGAACCAGTACCAGTAGTATACAATACAACTCGGTCGGTATCATTGATTGCATCTCTATACGTTGTATATAATGCAATATTAAATGTTGGAGTTGATTCAAGTACATTAACATAGTAATATTGATTAACTTCTAATCCACCTACTGCAGTTGTATCAGTACCTATAGTATATTTTATTAAATCACCAGTTTGTAATAAGGGTAACGGTAATATTATTGTATTAGTGAAAGTGTCAACATCGGTTGAGGTAAACGGTAATCCTATAGAAGGGTCAATGACAATTTCTGGTAACACTACATAACCATCACCCGGATCAATAACATCAATACGTAATATAGAATCTAAATTCATTACGGCTTGTAATATTGCAGGTCTTCTTGGTTCCGGATATATTGACGTATCAATGTATGCTGTTATTCTAGGTGGCTCATTATATGCACGGCCGCCATTTAATAACAATACCGCTGGTAAATCAATTGTTATAATTTCTCCCGGAATATGTACAGAAATTGGTGTACCATCAACACCGCGTGTTAAGCCAAATAATGTATTATTTGAACGGTCAACTCCTGCATATCCTATTAATTCGTCACCTATTAATATAGTTCCATTAATGGGGAATCCATATGCATTATCTACGGCAAATGATCCAGAATTCAATGAAATATAAGATGCTAATACAGTGATTTGATAATCATTAACTCCGGTAATACTTAGTCCGTAATTATTAAACCATTCTTTATACGCACTGGTTTGCCATATAGGGTCAGTGGGTAGATATTGATTAATTGCACTTGGATTACTATATACTAATTCAGGAGTAATAAATTGTTGTACGTCAGTATTATATTGTGACGGTAAATCAAAATCAGTAATAGTCCCTGCATATAATTCAGAACCTGTATATTTAAATAAGAACTCTTTAATAACTACATGATAAGGTTTAACTTCATTAATATATCCTGCCAAGAAATCTTGATTATCTGATCGGAATACTTCTAGTGGTAATAATTCACGTATAGTATGGCCAACATCAATAAACGATGTTTTATTTAACCACGGTAAATAATTTTGTGATTCAATTGTTTCACTTTGAATATATTCAAATAATAATACTAAACTTTTGTTTCTATAAAGCAATAACTCATTGGTATAAATTTCTTCATTTAATGCTCTTACAATACTACGAGTTTCCTGCGATGGATATGTATCATACGGAGTGGTGTCAAAGAAATTATCTCCGAATCCTAATCTAGCAGTTGAATAATCCCACAAGTCACTACTAAACTCAATAGTGCCATCTTGTAGACCTATACGTTCCCACATATTTAAATTAGTATAAACATAGACTTCAGATTTACCATCACCATTAGTAGTGACAGTTACAATTAATCCTGGCGTTGCATCTATTGTTGCTAAATCAGCATAGATAGGAACCTGTAGTGCTGATTTGGTGTTATTATCATATCCAGTAGCCCACCAATTAATATAATTCCAATAATCGGTTGTATTATACTTAGCACCTTCAGCAAATGCTAAGAATGATGCAGTACCTGTATTTCTACTAGAGCCGGTTGCTGGTCCAGTAGCAATAAACGTGATACCTGCAGTATTACTTGCGGCGCCTATACTAGTCCAGTTTACATCTCCTACAGTTACAATAGTATATGTTACATTGGCTTGACAATTGCCTGCAACAATGGTTTCTATAATTGTTGGGTTTTGTGTATTTAAGAAACTAGCATTTCTTGTTTCAGTAATAGGATATTGTGCTAATACATCATTAGCGTATGTCAAATAATTTTTCAATGCTAAAAATCTATTAACAAAGAAACTTTGTCTTGGTCTAGCATAGATACCGTATTGTACTGGTTTCGGTAGATACGGATCAGGAACAACACCGCCTGATTCATCTACTCCGCACAAACTATCTAACATTCTATCATACAACGATTCAGGAACATCCAATCCATTAGTAGTAGGTAATCCTGGTAAGAAGTCATCCGCATAGTTAGTACGAATTAAGTTATATAAACTATGTGAAACATCATCATTAGTTCCGGTTGAAAAACCAATATGTAATACGGTATCATTTGCATTGATATTATCACCGCAATTATATAATCCATATATATCTTGTTCTAGTGGTGCAAAATAACTAATCCCAGAGTTAATAGGAGAAGCAATATATGATTGAATAATACTATCTGCTAAAGTTTTTCCTGTTTTAGTGAATATAATATTAGTATTTCTAACCCAATAGTAATACACTGGAGTCAGTACACCGGAAGCATTTAAGGTGTATTCAATTGCATATGACTCTACATCAAACACAGTGCCTGGACCAGCATAACTTATAGGAGGAACATCACTTGTTATCCAACTGTATACTGTTACATCACTTCCTGGGAATACTTGACCCCACCATTTGCTATCATATACTATATCATTTTGATGGTAATTTACAAATCGTGTAGTACTTGTATTAAACCATATTTGTCCAATTTGTACTGCTCCCCAAACCATTGCACCCTTATTAATATTAGGACTATTATAACCAGCTGGATCAACATTAGATATCACATCAATATTTTGACGTACAGATCCTAATATTTTACCTTGCAATGGGTCAATATAATCTAAATTGTCTAATGTGTTATTGGTAATTGCACTATATAATTGTATGTTTTGAATTCTATTGGTATCAACAACCGGGTTTGAATTTCTATACACACTCCAATCAGGGGTACCTGTAGCATTAATATATGTTATAAGTTGTCCTGCAATAGTATCTGGTTTAAAGTTAGGTGTCCCGATAACTACATGTGATGCGTTAAAATCTATTGCATGTCCAAACATTGGCTGACTGCCATATGTTTCATTAATATCATTAGTACTCTGTGCATATACAAAATTACCACAATTTGCTAACGATTCATTATATACTGACAGGTAGTCAAACATGTATACCGCACCAGCATTTCTATAAGTATCAACCCATTGTGTAGCATTGTTGTCAAACAGTGTGTCATTGTCATAATCTTCGTCATCGGTAGAATCAAATGTTGTCGCTTGATAACGGGTTGCTGTTGGTGCACTTACTACGAATGAATTAAATTCATTGAATTTAACCACATTACCAAACTGAGTAGTACCTTGTATATGTGGGTCGGTAATAATTTGTGTTTGTGTATAAGTATTAAATCCTAATTCTGCCCACGTAGATGTATTCAATACAGTAACATTAAGTTTATCATTAACTGATGCCAATGCAGTATTTATTAAGCTAATAATTAACTTGCCTGTAGGGATCCCTAAATTATCTAATTGCTCAGATGCTTGTACATTAGTAATATTTGCTTGATTAATTATATTAGCAACGGTTGATGCATTGCCTGCAGTTAATGTTACTATATAACCATTAATTAAAATAATCCTAGTAGTGGTAATTGCACAATCTGATGTACCAATAATCATACCGTACTTGCCACCACCGTTAGTGTAGCGATAGACCGCACCTTCTTGATTTTGACTGTTTAATTCAAAAGGAGCTCCAACTAATATTTCAGTAGCATAGGTGTTTGTGTCAACACTATTACCAAACTGTACACCAATTTTAGGTGTTGTTTCAGTAGTAAGAGTTTGACATAATACAAAGTTGTTACCACTTACATTGATGATATCACCTGCATTTAATGAGCTGTATACATATAATGTTGAATCTATAACTGCATAATTGTTATCAGTAATTATAGTACCATTAACAGTAATTAATAATGGTGTTATTTGTATTGAGCATGTCATGCTACCGGTAGAAGATGTTAAATTAATAGGAACTACTGAACCTCTAGATGTTGTGATTCTAAATGTAGTGCCTGTTGGTTTATCAAGTATATAATACACTGTATTAGCGGAAATTGCTCCACTAGATAATAGTCCGGTTGAATTAGCTGTACCTGTTCCTGTTCCGGCACCGGTAGCTACAAAAGTTTGACCAATTGTGTTAGCGGATGCACCTATTGCTACAAAATTAGTAGTGCCAACAGATGTTATTGTATACGTTTCTCCTATTGCAAAATATCCTGCATTAGTGCCAGTAGAGAAAACAACAGGATCTCCTACACTAAAACCAGCTGAACTAGTTACAGTAATTCTTTCAGTTGATCCGTCTATAGCAGTAGCAGTTTGTGTTACTGTAGTAGGTGTCCAAGCTAATGTAAACGTTTGCGGGACATCTGGCAAACTTGTAAATTGTGATTCAACATTTTGTACGGTTCTATCGTATACATATGTGTAGCCCCAGTTTTCAATTGAACCATCATAGTTTTTATCAGGTGTACCGATTACTACTGTGTCACCATAATAATCTGTTGCAATAGAGTAACCAAAGTTATCATCATTTGTTAAGCCCAAATTAATAGTTGTAGAGTATTCATATTCTTCTGTGATAGTTGAATAACGATACACATATACTAAACTAGTAGACGATGTTACTGCTGATATATATAACCAATTAGCGTCGCCGGAGATAGCAATTGCTTTACCCCACTCAGTTACACCAACTGGAGCAGCTATAGCAGATTGTAATGACTGTAATTCATCAACTGTTATACTAACTACTAATTGATAAACATAAACTGCAGGAGTACCTGTAGGTTGTGATATAACAAATATATCATTTGCATAAGCAATAGTTGTACCAAATGAAGATGATGATGTAATTGTTTGTAGCAACTCATATCTATCAAATAGTGTATTATATGAATAACGGTATGCAACTCCTGCGTCGGCATCACCAATTAAATAACCCAAGGTGTCAGTATACGCTACTGCACTACCAAACGTTTCAGAACCGTTTTTAATTAATTCTGAATCATAGCCGTAATTAATACTTTTGCGATATACTGCCCAATCGCCATCATTATTTGTATCTACCCAAACTTTGGTTTTAACAAATTCTGTGTTCAATAAAGGTAAATCAATAATATCATTAGGAGTCGCTACACGTTGAGATTGGAATTTAAATCCAATACCCTGACCAAATATAGAAGTGATTGACGGAGCCAATGTTACATTAACCAATACACTATTCAAATCAATTACTGTATTAACTATATAATATCCGTTTAAACTATCATTAAAGTTAACAACTGCAAATGGTTGATATTTTGTCAATCCATGAGGATTATTAAATGTTATGGTAGCAGTGCCATTTAAATTGTTTTTTGCAAATATTACTTGACCTAAACTAACCGGGGTCATTACTTGCCAAGTACCTTGATAATCGGCTAACCAAATATATTGCCCTACATATAATTGTGATAAAGGTGTCAACACACCGCGTGGTGATGTGCTAGTTGGTAAATTAGTATAATAGTATGCCGCAATACGCATATCATTAAAGTTAGCATAGCCTGCATCTGGTAACAAATACGAAGGGGTATTAGTAGGTAATAATGGCAGTACGTCTGTACTATTTACCGGACGTCCATAATTATATAAACTATATAATGGTACTTCTTGTTGTACTCCATCAGTAGATATTCCGTTAGTCAACCCAACAATACTTGGATTGCCTGTTAATAGTGATTGATTTAATTTAAAATCAATAAAGTTGCTATTCAATACACCGCCAAATTCACCTGACTTGATAGCCCAGTTTTCATATATATCATAATCAATACCACCCTGTGGTAAATTAGCTCCCTTAAATGCACTGGCTGCATTTAATGTTCCTTTGTTTTTAATAAAGTTTTTATAAACATTAATTTGTGTAATATCAGTCAAATCTGCAAGTGCTAGATAATCACGTGGACGATAACCAATCAAACTAAAACTTAATAGGTCTGCATCATTTTCTAAATTAGCACGATTTACATCATAATAAATTGTGCTTTCAAACGAACGTGTGCTTGTATTTGGTAACAAACCTTTTTGTATTTCGTTGTAATCTGTTTGCTTCCACTCACGTTCCTCAAACAATTGTTTAGGTTGTATAATAGTAGTAGCAATCCAATATTTGTTTTTATATTTAACTATGCTACCTGTTGTATATTTTACTGTTTTATCCCAATCAAGTATGTTATCTTGATTTAAAATAAATCCTTGAGCATCAATAGTACCGTTCCATTCTGCAGTTTTTGTTCCTCGTACAGTAATGCGGCTTTGTCTTAATCCTGTTGCTAAATTATAAATTACATCGTCAAATACAGTAACGTTGTCAAAAACAATACCATGTTCAAAATTACTAATATTAAATTGTCCATAGGCAATAGTATCACCTTGGTTTAATGGTTGTGCTGTGAATGCAGTACCGTCACGTATAATACTCAAATCAGTACTTTGTATTGGATATAAGTTTTGATTTAGTACAAAATTTTGTCTCTGTAATGTTAATGGTTGTACAATATAACTATCTTTATTAATAGAAATTAGAGTAGCGGCTGGATTGATGTTAACAATACTTCCAGACTCCCATCCTGTTTGCGCCCAATATAAGTATTCGGCAACCATTTGTCTCCAACTAACTTCTAACCCAGATTCAATTTGGTCAAACAATACACCTTGACTTGCCAAATATCTGCCATATCCTTCTAAGAACTGCGCTACTTCTTGTATAGTATAAAATTCAGTACCATACGATACAACTGTTGGAGTTGTATAATAATCTTTAGCTAACTGAACACTCAATCCCTGAACTGATACTCTGTCATAATTTCCATTTATTTTAGGTAGTAATATTTTAAAATATGCATTAGTTTGACTATTACCATATACTTTATAATAACCGTTATTTGTTAATTGTATTACTACGCCACTGTATGTAATACGGTCAAAGGGTTGGTTATCATATAGCAATACCTGATAGCTTTCATCAGGAATTAATAAACTACTGTTATTGCTATTTGCTGTAGATTTTTCAACATAAAACTTTAATAAGTTTTTATCACTAAAGCCAGCAAGTCTATAAACTAATCTAACATCAATGTTGTTTAATAAATCACTAACATTATTAGTTGCATCAATGCCTACTTGTTTTTCATAATCAACTACCCAATTAATATAACTTGTTTTAGCAATACCGTTGCCGTAAATTTGTACATCACTTATTATTAAATGACTACGATTATTTACCAAATACTGATTAAATTCTTCGTTGTATTTGTAATTATCAACATCAACTCCTAAATTAAAGAAGTTAGCCGGCTTTGTTAATGCTAGTATACGCATTAAATCAAATGGCCAACTACTACTTCTACGATAACTAAATTCTGCAGGGCCAACATCACCGACTACCCAATCACGGTTAAGTGTGTTGTTGCTATAATTACCTACAATAGAAACAAAGGGTGATACTAAATTACCCTGACTATCTACTGGTAATACTTGTAATAATTCTGGACGAATTGCTTGGGTAATAACAATTGGATTACCATTATTCCAATCAATACCCTGTGCCAAATCATTCCACAAAACTAAGTTATCGCTAGTATACGGAGCAGAACCATAACGTGTTGCCCACCATGATGGTTGGTCAGTAAAGCCTAACATTTCCCATGGACTAGTATCTGGATTACTAGTATCATAGAAATATTCATATATACCTCTCCAATACCCCTGTAGAATAACTTGTTGGTTTATCTTGTTACCAGTTTGATTATAATTATAGGTATATTCATTATTGGCATTATAGAACTGAGTTTTGTAATTGATTCTATTTTGTCCTACCCAATCTAAAAAGCTAGATGAGTAAATCTGTAAAATTTCGTCATAACTATAATCAGTCTCTCTAAAGAACCCTGGTAATACTTCATATTCTTGTACAGGAATAACATTACTTAATTTTAAGTTATTGTATACACGTTTCTCATACTCAAACAATACTTGGTCTCTAAAATCAATTAATATGCCGTTAATGTAATCACCATATAGTTTATTATATGAACCATCATGCCCTACAATAAAATATGTTGGTTGAGCGTAAGCAGAATCTAATACAACTGCGGGTATAGTTGATGGATATAAACCTAATTTAGTAGGAGTATTTGGAACATAACTACCATATGTTTGATTATATTCTTTAATAGTGATTTGATCACCTGGATCCAAATCTAATGTGACAGTTAATGATGGTGTATCTGTACTTACTGTATAATCAACTCCGCGTATTAATTGACTAATTATTCCGGATGTATTAGTTAAGTAAACCAATACACTATTATAATTAGCCGTAGCAAAATTATATACTTTACTTAATGGATATATACTTATATCTAATGCATTTGCAAAACTGTATGTATTGGTGATATATGCCGCTTTTGATGGCAACATATCACTCCAAAAGAAACTATTACTATCTGTTTTTGAAGCAGTAATTTTATCTAATGCATCATCTAACATAGTTGAAGGAGATAATCTTGTACTAAAATCAGTAGAATTAACTGTATCAATTAATAAAGTTTTAAAAGTAATGTATTCTCTACTGTTATATAATAACGCATTGAATAGATTATGACTCTGTTTACGTAAAAATGCACCAGGTAACACTAAACTTGCGCTATTCTGAATAATCTTATTACCATATGGTACCATATTACCTAAATCACGGTAATTGTTTGCACCAAATACATCACCAGTTGTGTTTGGATTATTGTAAAAGCTACTCTGATATTGACCACGAATATCACCTACATTAACTACCGTAATATCTGCATTCAATGGGTTATTGTTTAAATTAGAAGGTATACTATAATATGCAGTTTCACTTACCTGATCACTTAATAATAATATTTCAACTACAGTATCTACTAATGGGTCAGGCACTGTGAAGGTTACGATTGTTTGTGACGATGTGGTTTCTACTGTATAGGCGGTTGAATATTGTATTTTATTGTTTACAAAAAGTTGTATAGTAGGCCATGCACTATCTGTATTTGCTAGTTTAGCAATATCACATGTATATGTTGTTACAGGATTATTAGCATAGTAGTTAAATTCAAATATTTGGTATTGTACACTTGGTCCTACTGCTGTTTGCCATCCTAATTGTCTTACCGATGTTGTCAAGTCAGAATAATTATAAATATATCCCGTGTTAACTTTTTGTGTAATAGGAGTAGTACCACTGACATAGTTGAATGTTGCAGAATTAAGTGATGTGTCAAAGCTAATATCACCTACATTATCAATAGAACTATACAATAAAGGGAAGCCCAATATTGCATCATCATTTCCCGATCCAATACCATATGCAAATAGTTTATTACCTGCAAATGATGTACCAATGTAAACGGTGCTATCACCAAAACTTATTCCGTTATCATCAAATATATCAAATAAAGGTGGTTGATTTACTGTCGTTTTTTGTTGAGCTTCTTGCCAATCAACACCATCAAAGTAAAAATCCATACCTTGATAATTATATCCTCTGAATGCAACTGTTTGCTCATTTGCTAAAACAAGACCATCATCTGCCTGTGTTAATGTAATTACTGGACTATCGCCTGGTATTAATGTAGAAAATCTAACAATATATATTTTATTTCGTATGTTTAGATTTTCATCGGCTGCAAAAACAATTCTTGCTCCGTCAAACACTGCATAACTGTCATTATTAGTATCGTTGGCAATTAATGATGCCACTGCAGTAGATCCTATTGTTTGCGAAAATTCCCACTCTACTGTTAACGTTATAGTTGTTGTTCCTGAAATATTAGTAATTTGAGTATTTCTTGGAAGAATATTTGTACTATCGTTTATATATTGACCAATTTGAAATGTGCCAGGCCCAGTTTTTGAGAACACATTACTTGCAAGTATAGTAATAGTTGTGCTAGTACCAGTAGTACCGTTGATAGTGGCATTATATCCAGTATAGACTTCAACGTCAGGATAATAATTTTCTTGTCCTGCTACTTGATTAGGAGCATCTGTTGTGCGAAAATCAATAAAATCTATAGGTGGTTTTCCAATAATACCCGAATCAAACATTCGTAGATTAGGATAAAATTCAATAATAGGACGTTTAGCTTTATTGTCCGAGGTAGCATAAAGGGATATTAATTCCGGATTACTATTGTATGATGCTGTTGCATTAATTACGTCAATGTGAAACCATCTATTACTACGAGACCATGCGTTTTTATCAATACTATTTCTTGAAATAGTAATATAATCTGGTGTGACAGGTATGTATAAATTTATATCATAATTACCTATGTCATACGGGGTTGTGTCAAAGGGAATATAAGTACCAGATGTAAATGGTTCTGGTGCTATCAAATCTGTCACTGGAATTAATTCTATTGCAGTACCAACTCCTTCTACATAAAATCTAGTACCTTCATAACTTGAAGGATATATATCTCCGGAGAATATAACTTTTAATCCATTAGTAAATACTACACCATTTGGTGCTGTGTAGTTTTGTTTGCCAATAATGTCTGTTAATACATCAATACGATTAGTAGTGTTACTAGAAATTAATCTAATTTGTCCTACTTTATTACCTGAGGTACCGTCTTGATAATATAAAGTATCAAGTATAGCACTCATATAAGGTATTAATGATACAGTGTCGCTGGTATTTCTATAAAATGTTCTACCAATCCATTCTGTACCAAAATTAGCAGTAATTTTTTCTTCAACAGGAATAGTACCGGTATTAACTAATCTAATTACAGGGTCAGTTGGATCACCTTCATAGGTAATTGTATAAAAAGTAGCTGATATATCTGTGTAATATCCACCTTCTGAGTTTGCAAAATTTGTACTATCACCAGGCGGAGTATACGGTGCGCCCCCTACAGGAAATGTAACTGGACCGCTATTAGTACTAACTGTTTGTGTCCCTGAACTTGGTGTTTCTTCATCATAGGTTGTAGTATCAAAGAATTTTGATATATATCCAGTTAATACAATTGCAGCTCCAGTGCCTGTACCAACACCAGTCGCAATAAATGATTCACCTACTGTGTTAGAAGTTGCACCAATTAACGTAAAATCAGTAGTACCAAGTGTATCTATAGTGTAAGTGCTACCAACTTCAAATGAGCCGGCATCAACTAATGATTGTACACCGGTATTATAGAACATTAATGTAAGACCTTCAAGTGAAGTAATACCATCTATGCCGTTTTCTAAGCTACTTACTAATACACCGTTAACTTCATCATATGTTAATGTTGATACTACATCTACCCTGTTATTACCGGGAAAAATATATTGATCTTGAGCATTTTTAAAAGGTACAGTAAATGTTACAATACCCACTTCTGCTCCGTTATTGTCAACACCTAATACATCACGTGTTTGTACATTAAGTTGTGTAGGATCAAATCCGGTTACACCCGGTGCGCCTTGAATCCAAAATTGACTATTTTGATTAACACTGAATCTATACGTACCACCACGCAATAAAGTTAATGATGGGTTAGTAGAACCCTGTGCTTGACCATCTGCTGTTATAAGGTAACCATTAGGGTTACTTACAACAATATAATCAGTAGCATTATAAACAGTATCAGTACTAACAGTTACCGCTTCAGGACCTTCAGGTATCCAATAGTATTGATTAAAATTAATAATTTTATCTAGGTTAGTAAAACTATCCCATGAATAGAATTGACTTGTGAATAATCTGTTGTTATCATTAACAACACCACCTTCTAATTCTAATCCATCAATAATACCCGGGTAGCTAATAAAATCTTGTGCAGTGTTAGTATCTTTTTTAAGGAACGTTACACCCGGATCAAGTTGATAATCAGTTCTTGTTTTGGTAGGTTCAGTAACATAATAATTTTTAGCATTGACTCCATAACCAAATCTACTTCCTATATAGCCTTCTATGCGTTTAGTATTAGGCTGGTCTACTATTTGATCCAACGTTGCATTTAAAAATTGACTATTAGTCGGCGTTTTAAATATTTCAGGTAGAAAATTTAATGTTCTAATTCTTGTTGCCATTATTTCTCTCTATGTTATATAGTACTTATCTTATTTGTAATTGAGCTGGTGTAAGTGCCGCAATCACTACCACATCATTTGCTGTCGCACCATTTGCAAATATTTCGTAAGGAGCAGATTTAATTTCATATAAATCTCCAAAACTCATTGTAGGATCATTCGGCACTAATACTGCTGAACTAATTAATTCACCAACTTGGGCATGTAAGTATGCACTTAATTCACTAAAGTAAAAAGTGTCACCAAAATTCCAATTATTAATATCAAAGTATGCATTCATTGCAGAAAGAACGGCACTGCGAATTTCACTATCACTGGCATTAGTATTATTTGCTCTAATGACTTTAACAGTTGCTCTTAATAGTTCAGGAGCTTTAGGTCCAAATAATGGCAAAAATACTACGCTATTTAATATAACACTATCACTTAACATTTTGTAATCATTTAATGAACCATATGATTGTGATAGTTCATTGATTGTAGGTTTATCTGGCATTGGTACTGTATCAGTAATATCTTGTAACCAATTTTGATAAGCAGTATAATAGGATTGTGTTACTAGATATAAATCAATAATATTTGTAGTAGCTGGATCAATACGTGTAGTGTTATTACTATTATGACGATATTGGAATTGCAATCCTTGACGTCCCGGTTTCATAATATATTGAGGTTGTTCTGTTACAACATAATAAAGAGTATTGACTGTTTGGTCTTGAATAGTTCTATAAAATAAATTATCACTGTATGCATAAAATAATTGACCTTCTGGGTACTCATATTTAACTACTTCAATTTGAGTCTTAGTGGGGTATTGGTATACCACGGTACTTGATGCTATCAATTGATAACGTGAAAGATTAATAGCATCTTGTATAAGTTCAAAGAAAGTATAAACACCTATATTAGTATTACCAGTTACATAACCAGTAACTTCAGTAAAGAAATCTGGATTACTAACAAGTGTTCTATCATTAACATCTATGCTTGCAATTTCTACTTCAAAGTCATTAATATAACCGTCACTCTCTACTGTTTGACCAATGATACTAGTAGATACAGGTGCAGCCAATGCATAGTTACTATTAAATTGTGTATTAGTTGCTAATACTTTAACAAAGTCTTGTAATATTTTTCCACTAAACGGATCATATACTAGTTTGCCAGTTTCAAACGTAAAACGTGTATCAGCCACACTACCAAAGTAATATGTTAATGAGCGATATGATATACTGTAACGGTTGTTACCTGAACTTAAAAAGTTTATAAAATAGTTACTAGCATTATATGCACCTATACTCCAACGATCTTGTGCTATAGTTAAACTGTTATCAAATATTAAACTAAAACTTTGATTAAGTTCCATTCTAACAACGCATTCTTGTATTACAATGTTAGGGAGTGAGTTATCAAATGCAGGTAATATAGTAGTTACTATTGCACCTTGTGGTACATATCCGTTTAATGTTACTGGCCCAGTACCATTACTGAATGCGCCCTCACCGTTATTATAACCATCACCCACTACATTTAATACGGTAGTCCATATATAAGTTTTGTCAGATGGGCTTGCAATACCTGCTATTAAACGGTTTGTTTCACTAAAATAATATCCACTAGGTGCAACAAATTTAATCATTGCTCCTTTTGTAGCGTATTTCATATTATGAGTAGAGTACGTTCCAATTGGGATAGGAGTATTATCACTACCATTAATATTGTAGAAATAACCAGTTAAACTATTAGCATCAACTGTTTGTTCTTCCCAATATACTGTTCCATCACCTGATGCTGTATTAACACTATATCGTGTATAGTTTTGTATATAATATTGTCTTGCACGATTATCTGCTAATAGAACAGCTAATGAGTCTGTTAAAAAAGTAATAATATCGCCGGTGGTAGTAATTGTTAATAATGTATTACCATTAGTACTATCTTGGTACATGCCACCATCACTAGCAAATGAATTCGTGCTGGAGTATTTTCCGGTTGGGTCTAACAAGTCTAAGTTTTTTGATACACCAACAGAACTACGGTTAATAGCTTTGCTTTTAATAATAGAACTGTATAATGTATATGGGAAATTGTTGTAATCTTCTCCATTAACCATTCTGTTCTGGGTGTAGTAGCGGGAAGGGGCACGTTGTTTAATGTTTGATAATGTTTCTCTTGCCTGTGCGTTTGACACCGGTGTCTGTAATTCTAATCCTAATGTAAGTGTTTCTGTTCGTCCTACCCTACTAATATAACTTAATGTAACTGATAGATTTTGCATCTCAGTTGGATCAATAGTATATGTCAATGCATTACCTGCACGTACATATGCTCTAAATGTTCCTACTGGAATCTCGGAAAATACTCCATCACCGAAAACGTAACTAACTTGGTCATTGAATCTAGAGCCTACAGAAAATATTCTGCGAACACTATTCTCTGTTTGTAAATATGCATCTGCATAAACATTCTCTACTTGATTCCATAATGTTCTAGTAGTTGTTGAACTGTTGTCAGTACTCAACTGATATAACCATGTATCTGTATTGTTGATACCCTGAATATCAATATCAACTACTTGATTTGCAATTTGTTGTGCTAAATTGAAATCAAAATTCTGCAAGATTCCTTGTTTAAAATAAAAGAAGAAACCTGTATTTGGACTACCATAACCCAATTTATCATTACGGTAAGCCATGTTCATTCTACCACTTGGTGCAGGTGGAATCTCATAAACATAATCTTCATTTAATGTGGTTGAACTAACTAATTCAAAATTCATTGATTGGTTATCTACTACTGCAGTAAATGGTACAATTGGTAATGTAGTTGGTGGAATATTAATAGCATACTCATCTGTTTTAATACCAGATATCTGTGCAGTATTACCTGGACGTCCAATACGTTGTGTATTAATTAAAGTAGCATTGATAATTGTATTAAATTGTTCTAACCAATTAACGTTAGCAGGATCATTCCACAATACAGTTTGATTACTTAAATTAAAACCATTTAAGTCTGTGATATTTTCACTTGTTTGAATGCTTACTACTTTGATATAGCCTTGGCCAGCAAGATTACGTTTAGGAGTATAGCTAACTAGGTTGGCTAGTTTAACAACACTATCTCTACGTTCGGCAGTATCAATAAAGTTTTCACGTGCATTTAAATCACTACGGAAAGCTAGACCTTGACCCATAAAGGCCATAACGTCCATTAATGCAATGAATTCACTTGATTCAATGTAATCGTTAAAAGTTTCCGGATAGTAAACACGTAGATAGTCAATAAAACTTTTACGTAGTGTTTCATAGTCATATGAACGGAAATCGGCTTCACGGAAGGTTTGATAGATTGCCTTCCAATCGTTGACGCCGAATAATGCTGATTGTCGTGAGCTGGTTGCCATAGTGGTATTCTCTTTTAAGTATTTATCTTAAATGAAAACACCACTTTTGGAAGATTACTGAATTACTGCAGTATTTGTACTATTATTGAAGAAAACACTAAGCATTTCTGCATTATTAAACGGAGTAACCGCTAATTCTACTTCAATTAATATGCCGTTTTCTTGAG